CGATGTCGCCCTTGAAGTCCGGAATCTTGACGTGCTCGAAGTAGTCCGGCTCGAACCAGTTGTTGCAGTGCTTGCACTTGCAGAAGTGGATGTGGCGGCGGGACTCCTTGTACGCCTTGTCGATGCCATAGCCAGGCACGGACGGCGTGGACAGCTTCACGTTGAGCTGGTGTTTCGAGTGGATCAGGCGCGACTCGAACAGCGTCAACACCTCCTGGTTCGAGTTGTCCACCTCGTCGCCGATCAGCATGTCAGCCGGGACGGAAATAGCCTGGCTGTCCACCTGGGCACCCTTCAGGTACAGGTAGGAGTCGCCGAACTGCTTCATCTCGGTGTTGTCCACCGCCTTGGAGACCGCGTCCTTCAGGTACGGCGACCCGGCGATGATCGGGTCGATACGGGTCTTCATGAAGTTCTGCGCCGCCTTCGCCGAAGGCAAGGTGTAGATGGTCGAGAACCCGGAGATGAGGTTGCCCATGGCAAGTGCCATGCGGGCGCTCATCTCGGAGATGCCCATCTGCGCCGACTTGATGATGACCTTCTCCTTCGACGGATCGCGCAGGATGAAGTCCTGGTACTCGTGATCCTGGAACGAGAACGGCTCGCCCTTGAGGTAGGTGTTGGTCGTGATGAACTCGGAGATTGTGTCGCGGCCATGGGCCGACATCGACGCCAGCATACGAGCGATATGGCGTTGGAACGCCGGATCGCTGCACATGGGATTGCGCAATACTGAAGCCAGTGTAGGGTCGAGCTTTTCCAGCTCGCGCATCAGGTCAGTCATTGCGACTCCGGCGATCCGAGTCGATCAGCATGATGGTCTTGAGCTTGAGCGACCAGCGTTTGTAGCTGGCGTACTGGAGGACGTAGGCGATCAACTGGGTCATACGATCCCCGTTGCGGCCATCTCCGCGCCGACCAGCGCCAGTGCCATGTATGCCTCCGGCCCATTTGCACGGATGAACTCGCGCAGGGCAGCGGCGGTGTTGGTGACCTTCTGCTGCTTGTCCGGCGAGAGGGTCAGGATTTCCATGTGGATTAAGGCCAGTACCTGGGCTTCTTCAGGGTGGATTTGGGCGGTCATGAGTTTGGCTCCAGAATGAGTTCGGCATAGGCCGAGAGGAATGCTTCAGCGGCCTCTTTCGGGAGCAGCTTCAGGTGCTTGATGAGCAGGTTTTCGATCTTCTTGAATCGCTCGGCGGTGTGGATTTCGATCTGGAGCTTGGCGAGCTGCTGGAGGGCGGCGGCGCAGGCGTTGACCACCGCGGCCTTCTTGTTGCCCTCCTCGTTGCCTTCCAGGGTCGTGGCCTGGAGCGCCTTGACGGTCATGAACTGGCGCACGACCTCCTCCTCCAGGTTCAGCTCGGCCATGGACATGGGCGGGAGCCTGGCGTCGATCTTGTTCCGGAGCGTCAGCAGCTCCATGGTGTTGTAGAGCGACACGTCCACGGAGGAAACCGGGATGTGCGCTCCGTCAAGTGGTGCAACGGGTTTGCGGGGGAACTCCCCGCCTTCGCCTTCAAACATGGCTGTTCCTTGATGCAGCAGCCACGTACCGGGCCATCTGTCTGTGGGTGATACCGCACTTTTCTGCGGCTTTTTTGATGGAAAGGGCCGATTTGTTCACCATTTCGGCCAATTCCACACGTTTTTCTTCGGTTTCCTGTGCTTTTCGGGCCTTTTTCAACCGTTTCATGCACATTTCAAGCCGTTTCGGGCATTTCCTATGGCGGTTGGCCCGCCGAGGAAGGGATAAGGTCTTCATCGGCGAGCCTCCAGGTCAGTCGCAGCCGCCGCCACCACCGCAGGAGCCGCTGTCCGAGGAGCTGGACGAGCCGCTGTCGCTGCTGCACGAGTACGACGGCGAACTGTCGTAGGTCGAGTGCGACGACGAGTGCGAAGACGGTGCCGGGGCGCACGGGGCGCGGTAGGAGTCCTCGTTCGTGTTGCCGAAGGTCGAACCATAGGTCTGGGCGTGCAGCGGGTGGGCTGGACTGGTGATCGGCAGCGGGTCAGGCGTGACGGTCACGGTGTCGGCCGGCTTCGGGTCGGTGCGGCGCGAATACTGGTCGGGCGTGCGGGTCGTCTGGCGCTTGCCGAGCTGTTCATCGAAGAACTGTTCGTTGCGGTGCGGGTTCGAGCGGGGCCACGGCTTCGTCGGGTTCACGCCCTTGGCCGGATCGACATAGCCGTCGCCCACGGGCATCTCGGTGCGGCCCATGCCGGTGGTCTTGAACAGGGTCTTGCGCAGGCGATCCATATCGACATCGACGTGGAACTCGCCCCCGGCGTCGGCAGGGCGCTTCGGTGGCCACGATGCGCGCTTGCCGCCCGCGAGCATGGCTTCACGGTGACGGGCATTGGCCTCGACCCAGTCGCGCTTCTTCTGGCGCTCACGCAGGATGGCGTTCCAGACGCCGAAGAAGGCCACCATACCCAGTGTAGGGAAGAAGGTTTCCTGGATCGGCGTGATGCCGAACAGGCCGGTGATCAACAGGATAACGAACTGGGCAACGGAAAACCACAGGGTGGCGCTGACGAAGTGTTTCATGTCGGGTCTCACAGTAAGGTTACCGCACAGGCAAGTGCCAGCGCGGGCAGAGCAATCAGGGCGAAGCGGCGGCAAGCCTTCTGGACGAAGGCCCGCTCGCGGTGGACGCAGGTAAGGTCAAGCCAGTTGAACATCAGTCAGCTCCTCACCGGCTCGAAGGCGGCGTGCTCGCGGTTGTAGGCCCAGTCCGGATTGAGGACGAGGCTGACGGTGCCGATGACCGGCTCGATGACGATGCAGTCGTCCTTGGTCACGATCCGGCCCGCTTCATCGGTCTTGTGGACGATGGCGAAGCCATTGGCGGTGTCGGCGTACACGACGTGCTTGACGACCTTGCCGTCGATCCGGACTTCCTTGATGGCCGCGCAGCCACCGTTGTGGGTGGTGGCGATCATGTTGGCAGCACCTCGCCGTAGATGACTTCGCTGGCGGTCTCGTAGGAGTCGCCCTTGCGGACGCTCTCGAAGACTTCCTTGATGCCGTCCTTGCGACCGGCCTTGTGGCCGTAGGCGTAGCAACCCAGGCCCAGGGCCAGGTAGTACAGGAAGGGCAGCAGGTTGATGGTGTCGGTGTTCACGGCTTTGGCTCCGGTGGTTTCGGGGCACCCAGGCCCGTCAGGATCATGAAAATGGCGAGGAAGCTCACTTGGCACCGCCCGTCAGGATGTGCAGGATCATTCCCTTGGCCTGGCCAGCGTGCAGCAGGTTGGTGCCGGTCGGCCAGGAGAGCTGGTCAGCGGGCTTGGCGAACTGGATGCCGCAGTCGGGGTAGAAGTCTTCGGGCAGTTTCCAGCCCAGGAAGCGGTTGACCATCTCGTCCACGCTCGGGAAGTGGGAGCTGCCCAGGGGCGGTTTCGGGAGCTGTGCCGGTGCCTGTTTCAGTTTGCCGTTCGTTTCATCGACGGCGTCGCAGTGCTCCAGGAGCTTGGTGGCCATTTCACGGAGCTTCCAGGTGGGCATGGTCATGGCACCGATGTCGCGCCCGTCGTTGCCACGGCTGCGCACCGTGATCGTGACGTGGTCGTTGTGCCGGTCGTTGATCGAGACGTAGGCGGGGTACGGGCCGGTGGGTTCGGTATGGGCGAAGATGTTCATTTGGCTGGCTTGTAGTAGGCGATGAGGGTGGCGATGCCGATGAGAGCGCCGACGCCCAGAGATAGGGTGGCGACAGGGTTCTGGCCCATGACGACGTGGTAGGAGGTGGCGATGGCGGTGCCAGCGATGATGGACAGTGCTGACCGCTTTGCCGCTTTCCCGACGTTTGACGTTGGCCTGAACATGTTTCCGATTCCCCTGTTGTTTTGACTGGGGGCAATCATAGATGAGTTCGTTCCACTTGTCATCTGGAAATCCCGTGTGTCCTGGATGACACAGGGGCGGCGTCATGTCCTACACCGACTGCGGTGCCGGTGTTGTCGGAATTGCATCGAATTTTTGGAAAATGCGCCGGGAATTTTTGAGCGGGTAGGATCGCCACCGGCACCGTCCAGCGCGCTAAAGACTGCCCCGTCACCTGCCCTGGCACTGCCGGTGCCCCTGGCGCTGCCGCCTGCCCTGGCGCTGCCTGCCCTGCCTAAAATTTAAGCACGGGTGCCCCTGGCGCTGCCCCTGCCGCCTGCCCTGGCACTGCCGGTGCCGGTGCCGGTGCCCCTGGCGCTGCCCTGTTTGCTGCCTAAATAATAGGCAAATCCGGTGCCAAAACTGCCTATTTTTTAAGCAAAAACTACTGTATAAATATACAGTAAAACGTCCTGGTGCCACGTTCGCCGCCCTGGTAAGGGGTAGGGTAGGGTGCCTGTGGATAACTCAATACAGGCCGATCTGATGCGTTTTGAGGGGTGCCAATTGTGGATAACTTTGTGTTAAAAAGTGTGAAGTCTTATATAAGAGTGCCCCTAAGTCTTATATAAGAGTGCCTGTAAGTCTTATATAAGAGTGCCTGTAAGTCTTATATAAGAGTGTCAGAGTAACAACACATAGGCGCTGCCGCTGCCCCTGGCTTAGGCACTGCCGGTGCCGGTGCCCCTGGCACTGCCGGTGCCCCTGGCGCTGCCCTCCTATATAGGCACTGCCGGTGCCCCTGCCCCTGGCACTGCCGGTGCCCCTGGCGCTGCCCTCCTATATAGGCGCTGCCCCTGCCGCCTGCCCTGGCACTGCCGGTGCCCCTGGCGCTGCCCCTGCCGCTGCCGCCTGCCCTGGCACTGCCGGTGCCGGTGCCCCTGCCGCCTGCCCTGGCGCTGCCATGGCCAGTGCCGGTGCCCATGTTGTCAGAGTGACAACTATTAGTGCCCTCGTACATGTTGCCGGATAGCAACATGGGAATGTGGCGGCGAAACAACGAACAACATATTCCGTACACTTCAAAGAAAACACTTGCAAACGTATATGAGTTCTGCGAGAATGGAATCTCTCAAACGGACAACGCATTGTTGATCCGGATAACCCGCCCTGTAGGGCACTCCAAATAGGAGCATCAAACCATGAAACAGAATCTTGACTTTCAAACTCAAATCGCCGCCCTGGCTGGTAACAAGCAAGCCGGTGCCGCCCTTCGCCTGAACATCATCTTTACCGCTGCCCTCACCGCTGTAAAGGGCACGGATAAATACTGGCTGGCTGGCGCTGCCGAGGCAGCAAAAAGCAAGAGCATCCAGGGCAAGGCCCTTCACGCTGGCTTTGTTGCCGTGGGTTACATTGCCCTGTTCATCAAGCCGCAAGAGCAAATCACTGCCGAGGAGCGCGCCGCACGCAATGAGGCCGAGGCCGAGCGCCTGGCGAACGTGTTCGAGACTGCCTATCTTGCCGCCCTGCCTGCCGAGAAAACCGAGGCCGAGAAAGAGCAAGCCAAAGCCAAGAAGGCCGAGGAGCAAGCCGCTGCCGTAAAGGTTGCCGTCGAGAAAGAAATTGCCGAACGTGGGCTGGTGGCGGCTGATTCCATCATGACGGATTCCGACGTTCTGCGCGCTGCCCTGGCTTTGCTGGTGACCGGCCGCGCTGCCCCTGGCTTGATGGACGATTTCCGCAATGCTTTGGGCGTGCCTGCCGCCCTGGCGCAATCGTTCGCTGAGGGCAAAGCCGCTGCCCTGGCTGAGTTCGCCGACAAGCAAGCCGGTGCCGCTATCGCTGCCGCCGGTGCCGCTGCCGGTGCCCCTGCCCCTGCCCCTGCCCCTGCCCCTGCCGAGCAAGGCAAGCCAGCCGGTAAAGGTAAAGCGCGCCGCGCCGCTGCCCCTGCCGCTGCCTAACCTGTAGTTTCCTGCCTGCCCTGGTGACGGGGCAGGATTTAAGGGCCTTGCTATAGGCAGGGCCTTTAAATCCTGAAGTGCAGACCGGCACAAAACGATGCCAATTTGCCCGGTGCGCCCATGCGCGCCGAATCCTGCCGGATTACTCATGCTGTGCGGTGATGCTTTGTCATTACTCGCCCATGGTGATTCGATAGGATCGGTTCATTAACAACATGCCACCCGAAAAGATACCCGCTCATTAGTAATGGCGCGGTGATGCCCCTGGCATTACTCGCACATTCTGATAAGCCTGGCGTATCCGCTGCCGGTGGCATTTACCGAATAAAGCAACATTCCCGCGATTGTCCCAGGCCGAATTACGCCTGGTGATGACGCGGCGAACAGTTTCTACCCTGTGCGTTGTGCCTCACCAGGTGCAACGGCATCGCAGTCTAGCGCCCCATTTACCGTTCGCGGGTGGTATCGCTTGAGCGCCCCGTTTTTATATCCCATCAGGAGCGCACAGGGACAAACTGTACACATACCAGAGTCATGCAGGCAAACGGCCGTAATGGTTCCCTCTGGTAAGGGTGATCGGCAATGACGAGTGTAGGAGTGAGGGACATATAGCAATACCCTCCTGCGCAGTATTCTCACCGTGATAACTGGGAGCGCATCCCAGGGGTAAAGACAGGGGTTGTGCCCTGCGCCAGTGTACAGATGACGACAGCACCCAGTGTAGGCCCGCAATGAGGCCCACAATGGATGCGAGACCAGTTCGACGCGAGGGAAGGCCAAAGGGGATACAACAACCGGAGGCCAGCACCGCCTGATGACCATCTCGACCCCCAACCAACGGGGTACGGCGTGGATCAGTGCCGGTGCCAATGCGTGTTCCAATTGGAATGCTCATTGGCACCCGCACTGCAAGTGGCGTAACACATCTACCAAATGCGTAGAACTTTGCCACATCATTTAAGGGAATACTGCCTAAACCTTATGCAAGTGCGGCCTCTCCTCATAGGAGGAGCTTTACTGCAAGGTAGTTTTTACCTAGTAGTCTAAACAAATCCAAATTTTATTTTTGGACTGCTAAACGAAATTTTTTGTACTTCAGAATCTCTTTCTTCTGGAATCCTTGATTGACGTGTAGAATCACGATTCCCACACACTACTAACGGAAACCGCCATGCTCGACCTTGACCTGGATGACCGGCCCGCTCGCGTCATCCGTTACGGCTACAAGTCCCATCCCATGTACAAGCAGTGGAAGAAGATGCTCGACTCCTGCGACGATCCCAACCACAAGCTGTTCCACCTGGTCGGTGCCAGGGGCATCACCGTCATGCACCGCTGGTACGACTTCGATAACTTCGTGGACGACAACGAGGAGTTCTTCGAGTCGGACTTTGATCCGTCCAAACCCCTGGGACTGCGCCGCCAATTCATCAAGCGCATTAACCTGAAGTCCGGCTTCAATCCCAAGAACGTGGCCTGGGTCGGCCTGCGTGAAGCTGCCGAGATTCAACCCAAAACCATATTGGTCGATACGATCCATGGCAAGGGCTGGACGCTCAAGCAATTGGAGAAATACCTGGCCGATAATGCCGGTGAGGATTTACCCGAGGGTGCCACGATCCATCGCATTATGATTACCGAGATCGACGTGGAAACCGGAAAGCCTGTACGTCGCCGAGTTCCACTCACCACGATTCAACCGATCAAATTGCACGAGCTGCGCCGCCGTTATCAGAAGGGTCTCGATTTACTTGCCCCTGTCCGTGAATATGGCGCTGCCGAGCGTTTGGAAAACGAACGTGAAGCCGCATTATGTGCTGCCCTGGATCGCCAGCGAATCCCTGTCGAAAAGCAAACCATTTGGCAGCGTAACGGCGGCGCTTAATATCCCTGGCACCGGCACCGCCCTTGCCAGATTCAAATCCAATCTGAAATCCAATTCCTAACTGGAAGGAAATCCCATGTCCGCTACCATCATCCACGTCAACGCCCTCGCCACCGCCATCGTCACTATCGACCCGAGCGCCGAGGCCACCCGCATCGCCGCCGACTACGAGTATTACCGCACCAACCCGGAGTTCATCGCCCGCCAGGCTGTCCACGATGCTGACGTGGCCATGTTCGGCGGCACCCGCATCGACCTGGCCTGGGCCAAGGCGCAAGAGCGTGCCGGTGCCCGTCGCCGTCCGTCCTGGGACGTGCAGAAGGCAAACTTCCTGGCTGACCTGTCGGCCCGTCGCTACGCATCGGCACTGGGAGTGGCCCTGGCATGAAGACCACATTCCCAGGCTACACTGACGTTAGGGTCTACGGTGTCGAGTACAACGGCTCCGTCTACATCGTCCACGTCGGCACCGTCTCCGAGGGTCTCCTCAAGGGCGAGGTCGGCACCTTCATGATCGAGGGTCGCCCGTGCTGGCGCTGGCCGGAGCCGATGTGCGGAAAGCTCCAGGATGAAGGCGTGGCCCTGTACAAGCGCCCCTTCTCGTACATCTACCTGATAGAGCGTGAGGTTCCCTTCGCTTTCCGCATCCTGGACGCCTGCCGTCCGCTCGTCATGTGCTGGCCCAACTACCCGGAGCTGCGCGAGGACGTTGTCCAGGCCACCCGCACCATGAAGCACCCCGAGCTGTACCTCGACGCCGTCCATTTGACGACCATGGGCGGTGAACCCTACGCCAACTGGAACTGATCCCATGCCCAAGCAGAAATCCATCCACCGGCAGGGCTACTTCCTGCGCCTGTACGGCCCGCCGAATGCACGAACCAAGGCGCTGCTGGTGCGGGGCCACGGCCCCAGGCCCGATACCCCGGAAGGATTCGCCGCCGAGCTGGATGCCGAGTACGGTGTCGAGGCCATGAGCAAGTCCACCCGCATCGCAACCGAATGGGTACTGCACCTGGCCGGTCGGCCCCGCCTGTCGCTGCCGTCCTACGGTTCCACCACCCGCCGCGTGCTCAACATGATCTGGGCACCGTGCGTATCGAAACCACCGCTCGTGTGTGCTGGCAAGCGCCAGTTCCCGAACGGTACCCAGGCCCGAGTCGTGGCCGGGGAACTGGGGCAGGAGTACGAAGCCTGCCCGTTTTGCAATACCTGGCACCTGTTCGGTCGCCGTCGCCCACAACCACAACCCAAATAAGAAAGGCAACACCATGTCCACCGCAACCGCACGCCGTATCCGCACCGAACGCCGCATCGCCGCAATCCAGGCAGTCGGCATCACCATCATCATGGGCGCAATCCTGTTCCTGGTCGGCACCCAGGCTTACCAGTTCTGCCTGACCGAGGAGCAGTATTCCCCGTTCATGGGCTGGATCGGTGTGGCGCTGCCTTGCGTGGCCGTGGTCTTCGCCTTCGGCATCGGCCGTCTCTCCGTCCGGATGGAGGGCTGATCCGTGACGCTCCCGACCATTGCTGAACTCGTGGCCCGTGGTGCCCTGTTCGTCATCAACCACAGCGGAGGCAAGGATAGCCAGGCCATGGACATTGCCATGCGCTTCATCCCACGGGATCAGCTCGTGGTCGTCCATGCCGATCTGGGCCGCGTCGAGTGGTCGGGAGCCATGGCCCACATCGAGGCCACGACCAACGCCAACCGCGTCATCAAGTGCGAGCCGGTGCGCGGGTTCCTCCAGATGGTCGAGGATCGCGGCATGTTCCCGTCGCCGGACGTGCGCCAATGCACCTCCGACTTAAAGCGAGGCCCAATCGAAAAGGTCATCCGACACTTGACCTACGAGCGCAAGAAGGCGGGCCACCCGGCCTGGAACCTGGTCGTCAACTGCATGGGCCTGCGTGCTGACGAATCCCGGAACCGTGCCAAGCTGCGGCCCTTCGCCCTGAACAAGAAGAACAGCAAGGCGGGCCGCGAGTGGTACGACTGGCTCCCGATCCACGACTGGGACGAGGGCCGCGTCTTCGCCACGATCAAGATGGCTGGCCAGTCGCCGCACCGTGTCTACCTCCTGGGCATGAAGCGGTTCTCGTGCGTGTTCTGCATCTATGCCGACGACGCTTCCCTGACACTGGCCGCGAAGCTGTCCACGAAGTATCCCGAGCTGGTCAACGATCCCACGATCTACAAGACCATGGTCGGCCTGGAGCGCAGCACTGGCCAGGTCATGATGATGCCCAAGAACGGGGTCAAGCGTTCCCTTGTCGATATAACCGGAGTCCAACCATGAAAACCGAACACACCTTCACCGTCACCGTCGCTTCTGACTTCCCGCGCCAGGAAACCCAAGACCTCCTGGAAATGCTGATTGCATCCGGCCGTGCCGATGCCCAGGAAACCTGCGACGACCCAGACATGAGCGACGAGGCCCATGAGGACGCCAACAATGCCCTGTGCCTGGTCATCTCCATCGAACCGAGCCGGAGCTGATTATGAGCACTGACCTGCACATCCACCTTGCCGATCCACCGCCTGATAAGACGTTCGAGTTCCGCTTCACCGGCACCCGCGTCAACTCCCTGGGTGTGATCGAGACCCACGTCGCCCGCCGCACCGGCACCAGCGAGCGCAATGCCCGCATCAAGCTGTACGACGAGTTCGAGCACATCTCGATCCTGTCTGTGACCGAAGTCCAATCCGAGACCTGAAAATGAAAAATACCAAGACCTTCACCGAGACCCGTACCAGCCGCCTGGAGGCCCGCGTGCCCGTATCCTTCGCCACCTGTGGCCAACCCTTCAAAAACCCCGCCACGGGCCGATCTGGCCTGCTGGCGGGCCTGGCACTGGCAGTGTTCCTGATCTCCGTGTCCGCCATCTGCGGTTACCTGGTCGTAGACATCCTGGACGACCGGCCACAGTACGACACCCAGGAGTGCAACGTGGCCCGCGACAAGCAGATCGCCAAGATCAAGAAGTCCGGCCACGTCGCCCACAGCAAGGCCGAGATCGAGGCCGAGATCGAATCCATCGTGGAGCAGTGCAAGCCATGAAACGTTCGATGCCCCTGCTCGTCCAACTTGCCCTGTTCCTGGCCGTGCTGCTGGCCGTGGTGGCGCTGATCAAGCGCAGCCCCGGCTACGACCACCGGCCCCTGGAGGGCACCGCCCGCTGCACCGCCATCATCGAGCTGGAGCTGGAAGGAATCCCGCCCGACTTCGACCGTGAGCGCAATCCCAACATCACCCGGCGCATCGAAAACCTGTGCCGTCCACGCCATAAAGGCCCGCAATGAATCTCTCCGAACACATGACCGCCGCGCAGCGCGGCATCGCCAGGCAGTACCTGCCCATCATTCGCAATCTGATCGCCGAGGGCAAGGAGCACTACATCTGCTTCGCCCTCATCGAAGCCTTCCCGTGCCGCAACGACCGGCGTGACCAGGAGCGCGTAGTCGAGGACATCATCCGGGACTTCGTGGTCGAGGGCGTCGCCGACGAGGGCTACCTGGGCGAATGGTTGTTCGTCCAGCTCCGCGACGCTGGCCACCCTGACCTGGCGTACTCGACCCGCGAGGATTCCTTCATCCAGAAGCAGATTCGCCTGGCCTGGCTCGACCGCATGATCGCCGACGTGAAGCAGAAGCGAATCGGTGACCGCGTCGATACGAAGACTCACGGCCTGGGCGAGATCGTCAACGAGGAGCTGGCCAATGACCGGCCCGTAGGGTACGAGCCGCGCATGGTTCACACCGGGCGCTATGGCGTCAAGCTGGACGATGCCGAGAAGCACCCGTTGTACAAGGACGGCATCGCCTACTTCCAACCACATGAGCTGAGGCCCTACGATGTTCCAGGTGTATGAGGAAGCCTGCGAGCAGTGCCTGCTCTCGAAGGATCGCATCGTCCCTGGCACCCGCGCCGCCGACATCATCAAGGAGTGCAAGGCCGAGGGCAGCTACTTCGTCTGCCACAAGTCCTCCCTCTATGGCGACGGCAAGACGTGCTGCCGCGCCTTCTACGACCAGGTCGATACCCAGATCATCCAGATCGCCAACCGCCTGGGCGTGGTCGAATTCATTCCCTTACCCGAGGAGAAGCTGTGAACCGTACCTACGAAAACCCCTTCCTGCTGTGGGAAGACGATCACCACAAGCTGCGCAAGATGCGCGCCATCCTGGTGCAGTGCCTGGAGTACGTCGGCAACGGCCGCAAAATCTGCACGTCGATGGAGAGCGCCGCCTACTTCCTGTCCGGCTCCGACGAGTGGGCACCGTGGGCCGAGGCCCAGTCCGACTTGCGTTCCCACGTCATGTTCGAGCTGCGCTCCGACCGCATCGCCGAGTTCAACTACTTCGGCGAATGGCTCGCGGCCACCGTCGAATCCAATTCGATCCGGCTGACCAGCCCAGGCTTCGAGCTGGCCTTCCCGACGCCCAACTGGATCATGGTCGCCGGTCGCAGCGCATGGGTCGCACGAATGCTGGCCGACCTGGACGAGGTGCTGCCACCGGCACTGCGGATCACGCCAGAAGGTACCGAATTCCCTGACGGTTCCAAGATCAGCGCCGAGGGCACCGTGACCGGGCCGCTGGCCGTGGCCATGGCTGCGAACCTGGCCAGGGGCAACCCGTGCGCCGAGCTGGCAGCGCCACCGGCACTGGTCGTGGTACCGACCGGCGCGCAGTACCAGTGCCCGCAGTGCGGTAGCGTCATGCTCAACATCAAGGTCGTGAAGACCGCCGTGGTCGTGTTCAAAGCCGAGGGCGATCACGAGCTGGTGGACATTCAAGGCGACACCGAATGGGACGGCGACAGCGTCACCGACTGCTACAACTGCACGTTCCACGGCAGGCTCAAGGACTTCAAACCACCGAAGCCCGAGCGCCCTCTCACCGGCTGCGCGGCGGGCCGCGACGGTGAGTGCCGCCATTCCCAGTGCCCGCAGCTCCGTGACAACGAGCCGGCCGCAACTGGTCGGCACTGCCCACCTGACACCCGCTCCGACGAACTCTGAAAGCGAATCATGAACCTGAAAAACGACATAGCCCAGACCATCAAGCAAGCCTTCGCCCGTGGCATCCACACTTCCTACGAGGAGGTGGCCGAAGATGTCATCGCCTACCTGAAGGGTGATGCCCCGCTGATCGACCTGTTCCGGGCACCGGAGCCGGACGGAATCTCGGCGCGGCTCCTGCCTGTGATCCACGCCGAGTTCGAGACCAGCGGCGGCGGTCTGACCGGCAAGCAGGCAGCGAAGGTGAAGCGCGTCGAGCACCAGGACGACGGCTCGCTGACGGTCGTGATTGACCACTGGCCCAACGTCGCTTCCCTGTCGATCCCCGGCGACCCGATGCTGCGTCTGGGCCTGGCACTGAAGGACGCGCTGCCGAAGGAGTTCGAGACTGGCACTGGTTGGTACAACCTTTCGGCCAAGGTTCGTCGGGATGAGACGGACTTCTATGTGACCAACCTGACTGTCCGTCCAGGCAAGGAAATGAAGAACACCGACCTGTCCCAACGGATGCGGACGCTCGCGGCACAGCCAGCCTACGCTGCGGTCAAGACGATCCTGACCCAGGGTGCCGACGAGATCGACCGCTACTACACCGCTTCGGTCAACTGGAAGGCTTCGGCTGAAGCCAAGGATCGCGCCGCCCTGCTGAACAAGACGCGGGAAAGCCTCTCGGAACCAGACCGTGCCGCGATCCAGGACAAGCGCATGTCCGAGCTGACGCCAGACCAGCAGGACGACGCGATGGAGCTGTGGCTGCGCGACCAGATCGGCTGGTTCAACGAGGACACCCAACGGCACCTCAAATTCCTGCTGGAGCGCCTGTCCAAGACCCGGCGCGAGGCCCTGTCCATGAAGGAGGTCTATGCCGACCTCCAGAACGTGAAGGAAAGCGTGAACGTGGTGCAGGCCGAACGCCAGAAGCTCCAGACTGAGCTGGCCGTGGCCAGGTCGGACTTCGAGACCCTGCTGGAAGAACGTGACCGCTTCGTTCTGGAGCGTGATCGCCTCAAGACGGAACTGAACATCGCCACTGCCGAGCGCAAGGCGTACCGTGACCAGTCGGAGGCCCGCAGGCTGGAGATCGAAAAGCTCCTGGCCACCAACCAGGAGCTGCGCAACGAGTGCAACACGGCGATGCAGGAATCCCGCAACGCCAACCACAAATACTCCGTGCTCCAGGGTTCCCTGGAGCTGGACGGCCTGGAGGTCAAGCACGAAGGCGACGGTTCGATCACGATCATCAACCACGACCTGTTGAAGGCTGAGACCGAGCTGGAATCGCTCAAGAACGAGTTCCACACCCTGGCCCAGGAGCGCGACGACCTGAAGTCGAAGATGATGATGTTCCCTGCCACCGACCTGGAATACTTCACCGACTTGCTGAAGGACGCCTGCCAGCGCCAAGCCTTCGGCGACTCTGTCGCGGAGCAGCTCATGAAGATCATTCGCCAGGACTATCGCGGCCCTGCGGTGAAGCCTGCCGACCCGATCATGAAGACGGTCGCCGAGGTAACGGCCTACATCAACAAGAACCGGGACAAGCTCCTGATGGCCTGGCTGGCTGAGAACGAGGCCAACCCGAGCGACGTGGTCATGGTCACCCAGATCGAATGGGGCACCCACAAGGAAATCTGCTGGTTCGAGCACAAGGACAAACATCGTGGCTGAATTCGTAGCGCCCCGCCAGGAGCCGATCTACACCGAGCGCAACTGCCTGCCCTTCTACATCGTGCCGGAACGCTTCATCCTGCTGTCCACCGAAATCCACAAGACGGCTGACCGCACGAAGAACTACGGCCGGATTCTGGACTGCGTCTTCGAGATGGCCGACGAGATGGCCCATGCGAATGGGATCGCCGTCATGAACGCCATCGAGCAGGTGCTCAAGACGGAAGCCTGGCACATCCTGCCGATGCACAAGGACATGATCGAGCGGCGTCTGCTGCTGGACGACACCTGCACCATCGGCACCCGTCATCCCAAGGGTCACGTCTACCGGGTCGAGATCGACCTGGGGCGTGGCATGTCCGGAGCGATTGAAGTCCTCGCTCGAAACCGAATCCAGGCAGCGTCGTTGACCCGACGCCATGGCTTCAAAATGTGCAGCATCAACATGATCGGATAATCGTGGCAAAGTCCAAAAATCCACTGAAGGGCGTCCGCGTCGGCACCGCCCACTACATGGCCCGCTCCTTCGCGGATCGCAACTTCAACGGCGACGTGGAGTCGGCACTTGCCGAGGGCCGGATCAAAATCGGCGAACCCACCTACAACAAAGCGACCCAGAAGCTCCTCGTGGAGAAGCGCACTGGCCGCTACATTATCGAGGAGATTTAACATGCCATGCACTGACGGCGGCGTCCCATTCCCACCAAGCCGCGAGGAAGTCTTAAACCAGAAGGTGCCGAGCGCCATGCTCTGTGCGCTGATGCGTATCGGGGCGATCAGTACCACTGCCTTCCAGGAAATCGACTGGGAGGAGGCCGGGATCACGAAGAAGGACTTCGATGAATGGTGGCACAACCACCAGATGCGCGACCAGCAGCGCAAGGGCCGCGAGCTGCGCGAGACCCTGCCGCCTGGCCACTACCAGGTGCGCGAGGAAGTCACCCACGACAACCGCCATTGGTTCGTGACAGCGGTCATGGTGGAAGGCGGTACCGACGTGACCGTGGCCATGGTCACCGCCGACGACAAGCGCCCGCACCGCAATGAACGCTTCAAGGTGCGCAAGTCATGAACGGCAAGGTCGCCAAGCGCCTGCGCCGCGCCGCCTACCAGACGGTGCGAGCGCAGCACCACAAAGACCCGTGGGCACAGAAGGAGGGCTACCACCCGACCCTGAAGCGCCTGCGCCGTGAATACCTGGCGCTGCCGTACCATCGCCGGAAGTCGAAGATGTGGCACATCGAGACCCACGCCGAAGCGAACGCCCGGTACCACTGGAGGATGAGCACTCCTCCGAGCTGACACCTCAAGCTACAGCCCTGCGAGTCAGGGCTGTGTCGTGCGGTGCTACACCCACTGTAGCCGACCAATCCCGGTCGGCGAAAACCCTCCAACTGGAGAATCCATGACCCCCCAAGTAGAGTTGAAAAAGCCAGGCCGTCCGAAATCCGAAGATGGCCCGAAGCGTCCGCGCCGCAAGGAGAACTTGACCCCCGAGGAGCTGGTCGTCCACAACCGCCAGGTGATCGAGCGCCGCATCGTGTTCAAGGTCATCACCGACTTAGTCGAAGAAGGCTTCGTCCTCCGCGTCCACGACGGCGAAGACTGGGCCACCGAGAAAAGCACCGACGTGAAGTACCTCAAGGCCGCGATGTTCGCTACCGACGAGGAAGACCTCTACGTGTACCTGCCGGACGGCACCTACCGTGGCGTCGTCAACTTCGTCTACGGCAACGACGGCCACGACGTGATCGCCGACAACAGCACTTCCCTGGAAGCCGACCTGGCCGCAGTCACCGCCATGGCCGACCGCATTGCGGAGGGTAAGGAATGAGCACCGGCACCGTCATCGGCCCGCGCATCATCAAGACCACCTACTACGGCCAGCCCGAGCGCAAGGGCGGCAAGAAGCCGGTCGTCAAGGTCACCTACGGCAGCAACCCGCTGGAGGCCCTGCCCAACGTCACCCGCCGCATGGTGCGCAACCTGGACGGCGCTGTCGTTGCGTCCGTCGAGGACACCGAGTACGGCGAGCTGCTGCTCGTTGCCACCTACTTCATCGGTGAGTCGTTCAAGGTTCAATTCGAGCGCGACGTTACCCGCCCTGTCTGCGTCACCAACATCGAGGACTGAAATGAAACAGCTCTGGACAACCCTACTTGCCAAGGTCGATACCTTCATCGACAAGAACCCCGACCACGAAGGAAGCCAGTACGTGATCCGCGAGGCGAAGGCCAACAAGATCGACGTGGGCGGCTACCTCTACCAGCTCGATGTGCGCCGCGCTTCGGCACTGCGTGAACACTTCCGCGAGGTGTTCCCGGCTGGCATGAAGCTGCGCCCGCTGCACGCCTGGATCAACGACAAAGGTCGTTGGGTCATCTCCACCGAGCGGGAGGGCTACTGACATGCGCTTCAACACCCCTGAGGAAGTCCTGGCCTGGGCCGAGAAGGTAGCGGCTGAGGATATTCGCCGGTACCGCGAGAACAACATCGAACTGAACCCGTTCTGCACCCAGGGCGCTCGTGAAGACTGGCGTCGCGGCTTCAAGAACCTGGGGCCGCGCAGCTACGAAGGCCCGCGTGACTTCGACACGATATACCAGCGTGGCCGCGCCGTGGCCCGTCAGTTCGAGCAGGAGATCGCCAGGGCGAACGAACTCGGGTTCGACATCGTCAAGGACACCGAGTCCGACTACTACATGTTTAAGGCCCGCAACTGGGTCGAGGACAGCCCAGCAACCTTCGACATCCCGGCTGACGCGGCCAAGGCTGTCATCGACCTCTACGGAAACTGACATGGCATCGAAGCCGAAAACCCCACCACCCTTGACCCTGGCCGAGGTCAACATCAAGTACGGCGCTCCGATGGGTCGCCACTACTTTCACCGCGTCGGCCTGACCGATCCCCAGTTCCAGCTCGAACGCGTGCCGCTGACCGATGGCGGCTACGACTGCGGCGGCGCATACTGGGGCACGCCGGACGACCTCTGGCTCGCGGACTTCACGACCCCGATCACCGGCACCACCATCGCCCGCTACTTCATCAGGGCCAGCAGCCGTGACGAGGCCATGGAGGTCGTCAAGCGCGACTACAAGACGGCCAAGTTCCTGCCCGAGACCGGGTCGATCATCGAGCAGACGATCAAGTTCCTCCAGAACTACCGTGACCGGCTCGACGCCCAGGGCGACGATGACTTCGAGGAGCAGCTCATGGACGTGGAGAACGAGATCACCATCCTCGAAGAAGACCTTGCCAACATCCGGAGCAAACATGGATCGCCAGTACAAGGCTGAGGACACCGTCACCGTCCACCAGGACGACAAGGACGGGCCGGTGCTCGCTACCTTCAAACAGCAGCCCTTCACGGCGCATGGCTACGACAACTACATGCACGAGAACCGGATGTACAAGGGCTTCTCTCGACCTGACGGCAGCGTCTACATCCTGCTGTCCGAACCTCTTTTCAAGGACAACTTGTGCGAGTCGATCAAGCAAAGAAACTGAAGTATGGGCAGCGCGTGAGCTGCCCGCCAGACCGGGGTTCAGCCGGTTTCACCGGCACCGTCCGGACTGAAAACCTCGACCAGGCTATCGTCAACAACCACCCGAACGGTGGCGACTATATCTGGGTCGAAGTCATGGGGCCGACCCACAAGTCGGTGTGGCCTTCCAACCGATTGGGGTTCGCATGAGCATCAGCAAAAAAGACCGGGAGGAGTTCAAGAGCTACCTCCGCAACTGCACCGACAACCAGGTTCTCGGTGTTCTGGAAAAAGAGCGCAGTGCCGGACGTGAAGACTACGTCGAGCTGGCCGAGAACGAGGCCGAGCGCCGCAACCTGGAGACGCAATGAGCAATCGTAAGGACGTGCGGTACAGCCACCGCGAAGTGAAGGTGCCGACCGCGAGCTGGATCGGCCACGACGTGGGCTACGTCAGGCCCGGTTACTGGATTCAATTCCGGATGCCTGGCGAAGACCATATCCACACCGGCCGCGCCATCTGCGTGGTCGATACCTTGGACTGGGTGATCCCCGAGATCAAGGGCCACATCGTCGCGGCGGTCATCATGCCGACGTGCGACAGCGCGGCTGAACGCTGGATCGACCCGGCCTGGGTGATCCGATCGACACCGCACGTTCCAGCCCGCCTGCTGGAGTTCATGATGAGCGACTTCCGGGATCGGGAGACGGTCATCAAGCGCATGGAAGACGGCATCCCGACCGGCTTCCAGCACTACCTGGTCGGCGCTGTGCCGAAAGCTGACCGTCGTTGGGAACCCGCCACCAAACTGAAACTAGGAGAAGATAGTGAAGACGCGAAACCCGAAAGCGTATAACGACCGCAAGCACCCTGTGGCCCACATGCGCCGCCGCAAGCGCCAGCAACGCAATGCCGGCCAGCTCCCCGCAGAGCTGCGCCTCCTGGCCGTCGAGCCGAAACCCTGCCTGCACCCGGTGTAGGCCACCTGGAGAGACCGTGAAACCCTACTTCAACATCATTAAGGACGGCACCGTCCACCCCATCGGCGAGTTCAGCAACGTCGCCAGCGCCTGGGCTGCGGCCCACAACCAGTACCCTGGCACCGGCAACCAGCACGTCGTGGACAAGCTCGAACTTGCCCACATCGTCTTCAATGGCATGGCGCTGCTGGCCGGTGTTAAGTTCCAGACCCGTGACAGCTTCCTGGACATCTTCGGCAGCATCTTCGGCGCACCACCGGCACCGGAAGGGAAGCGCAAGCCAGGCAAGACCGAGATCACGGTCAAGCTGTCGATACCGATGAAGGACTTGACCAGGCCGGTGATCGTGGACGCGCTTCAGGCCCTGTACGATACCGGCGACATCGCCGGGGCGTTCGAGACCGAGATGCACGGCGACAAGCTCGGCATCTTCCTGTTCCGCGAGCTGACCGAGGACGGCCCGTTCATCGAGAAGCGCATGAACGAGGGCATCCCGACGCGGGAGTTTGCCCTGGCTTCCCAGATTCGCACCGAGTTCAAGGACGCGGTCTCCAGCAAGAAGTGGAAGCTGGAGCGGCTCCAGGTGTACAACGCGATCATGGAAGCCCTCGCCGAGGCCCACAAGCTGCGCATCGACTGGCCGGAGGGCGTATGAAGGAACTCGGCGCTGATGTCCTGAAGAAGACCCTCTACGGCCAGGTGGCCGACCTCTCGTACTTCTTCGAGGCGTTCACCTACATCCGTGAGGTCAAGGTGCCGGTGCGTCGCAGCGACGGCTACGGTGGCTTCACGAAAGACCACCGGATCGAAACCCCGCGTGTTCCCGGCTTTTACTTCATGTCGTCGGAAGACCCGCGCATCAAGACCTGGATCGCCAAGCCGGTCGGCGGCGGCAGTCTCCACGTCAAGGTGAAGGAGGACGTGCTCGCCAACGTCTCCCGCCTGTGCATCGACGGCCTCGCGGCCCTCAAGGTCATCCCGTGGGAACCCTATGGGGTCGCCCTGGTCGTCGCCACCGACCGCGCCATGATCGCCAACCCGTGGCTTGGCTTCGTCCCACTTGATTCCATCCCCGAGGTCAACCACACCTCGGTCGGCGTCTGGGGCGAGAAGCCCGCAGCAGAATAAACCCTTCGCAGTACAAACCCCAAAATCATTGGAGAGCACCATGAACACCGCAAAAAGCGTTATCGAATCGACCCTCGTGACCAACCCAACCGGCGACATCCTCTGGAAGGGCCGCGACGGCAAGGGCACCTGGGAGCGCAAGTCGCACTGGGACTTGCCCGAGCAGCACCGCTTGTACTTCACGACCTACAAGCGCCACACCGATGGCCTGATCACGACCACGACCTCGGTCTGCCGCTACGAGAAGCGCGACGGCTACGAGAGCGAGCAGCACATCTTCGGGCTGTCGGCTGACGGCGACTTCCGCGAGACCCTGGCCAATACCAAGGGCCGCTGCACTGACAAGCTCGTCAACGGGCAGCACCAGTCGGTGATGGAGCTGCACTTCAAATCGGTGCTGGATCGCGTCATCGCCAAGTACGGCTCGGCCATGAAGCTGGTCGGCGCGCAGCGCACGATCCGCGAGATCGCCCGTGAGATCAAACAGGTGTGGCCGAAACCATATTTCGGCGCGGTGCCCTACCTGGACGCCATGCTCTGCGTGGACACCGTCAACAGCCGCTACGGCTGCGAGGACGGGAAGACCCAGGTGATCTACTTCCTGTCGAATGCGGCGACCTGGCGCGGCGAAGACGCGAAGCGCATCAAGGCCGAGCTGAAGGCCCTGGCGGGGATCAAGTGAAGTACGTCGAGCTGCCACCGGGGCCGGAACCAAAGCCCCTTACAGCTCGACACCCGGCCAGGGATTTCAAGGATCGCCTGGCCGCGTTCATGTCGGCCAACAACCTCAACGGGTTCGTGATCGAGAGCATCCCCGAGGACAGCGAAGTGATGCTGTTCCTGGTCGAGTTCGAGAAGCAGAACCAGATGAGCTACGACAAGTTCAAGCGCCACGCCCACAAGCTGAAGGACTTGTGTCAGCGCAGCGTGAAGAACAGCCATTGCCTGGAGCTGCTCGCGGCAGTCTGGGGTTACCGAACCCTTGCCGCCCTCCAGACCCAAAAACGTGGAGACACCGTCTTCAACAAGAAAGGAAATCATGACCACTCCAACCGTCAAGCCTGACATCGCCGAGATCACCATCAACGAGGAGCAGAAGCTCTACGTGATCCCCTGCGGCGACGGCTATACCACCGCTGGCTTCCAGTACGTCGCTGACCAGGTGACTCAGATGCTGCCGTTCGTTCCCGGAGCTGTTGCGCCAGGCCCCGAGCACTTCGGCACCCTCGCCATGTACCAGTTCTACCGTGACCTGATCAAGTACATCAGCGACAACCGGATCAACTTGCCGACCTGGTACAGCATCCACACCGACGAGAAGGTCAAGACGGTGCTGGATCGCCTGATCCAGGGCAAAGGCATCGTCCGCATCTGGTACGGCAACACCGACCCGGAGAAGCCTGGCTATGGCCGTCCGTGGCCGGAGGAGAACGACGTGTACGGCCGCATCGGTCGCTCGTCCGGCATCTTCAAGATTCCCCTCCTGGTCGTGCCGGGAGACCACGGTGGCGGCGGGGTGCTGGATCGTTTCGTGATCCGGATCATGACCAACACCGGCATGGAACTCTACCGCCACCCGAGCTACTGGGAGCGCGACTACGAGATCAAGCCATGCGACGTGAACGGCCTGAAGGCCGCGGTGCATATCGACGGCAGCGGTGATCCGCACGCCAGGTTCAAGAACAAGGAAGCTGCTGCCCGTTGGGTCGGCTTCATGAAGGGTGAAAGGATGCGGCCATGAGCGGCAGCGTGACGAAGCTGCCCTTGCCTTACACGGTGGTGCTGATGCGCTCGTACAGGTTCGCCGACATCCCGGAGTGGGACGGCGAGCCTGAGACCGACAGCTACATCGCACACGTCAAGGCCACGGGCTACGAGGAGGCCGTCAAGGCGGCGAAGCAGCAGGTGCTGGAGGCCGACCAGAGGGAACTGGGGAAGGACTTCATGCGCCGGATGCAGCTCGACACCGACGAGTACATTTTCATTGCTCTGTTTGAGGGGCACATCGAAGCCAAATACCATGGCTGGCAACATAATGGGGGGCAGGGATGATCATTCGATTCGACAGCGAAGGCAACGAGGCGTTCAAGAACGGGAACCAGGCGGCTGAGGTCGCCACGATCCTGCGCGAGATCGTCACCAAGGTCGAGTCCGGCCGCACCAGCGGCAACATCAAGGACTCGAACGGCAACCACGTCGGCAAGTGGGCCATGAAGGAGGTGCGCGGTGGACGATAAAGACGACAAGGAATTCAAGCTCCAGGGCACCGTCACGGGCCGGTTCATTGACCCTGACGCGGAATGGCGGCGGCTCATGCAGACTGCCGAAGACCAGATGCGCAGCGTCACTGGCCGGATGACCAGCGAGGAGCGTGCCGCGCTGAAGAATGCCCGGTTCCTGGAAGCCTATGGCACACCGCAGTTCGTGCTGCACACCCCGAACGGGCCGGACGACGGCCAGCGCATCCGAGACCTGTTCAACTCGGGAGGGGAAGGCCCCTGGCACCTGATCCAGATGGAGTGGCCACCGGGCGACATGCCCAACTTCCACGAGGTGCCGCTCGGTGAGCCGATGGTCTGCACCCTCGGCATGGACACCCCGGAATACTGGGGCATCAGCCGCGAGGAGTGGGCGAGGCGGGTCGAAGCCATGGACTTCAGCGACCTGGAGGCCAGGATCGCTTCGATCAGGCCGGAAGGCCCGCCGATCCGAATCCTGGACGGCAAGTTCCACGGGGCCGAGATTCCTCACGACGTGGAGTACATCCGGAGCGCAGTTACCAGGATCGTCTACGACTCCGAAGCAATGCAGCGCGTGCATGACCGCACCATGGTCGTCACCGGAGGTTCCAGGATCGGCAGGAGCTTCAACAAGGCTGGCATAGCGTCGGTGCTGGCCACCGCAGCACTTGCCTCCTGGGGAGAAGCGGCAACGGCCTGGGAATCCTCCCCGGCACCGGCACCGCCACCGTTCCAGACCTGGGCCGGTACACCGCAGCGTTACGGCAACAACAAGAAGTACCGCAGCGCCGAGAATCGGGCCAAGAAGAAGCTGGCCAAGAAGTCCAAGCGCCGGAATCGAACCTGATGCCGGACGTGACCCAAATGCGTCGAGAGCTGGTGCAGCTCGGCGTCATAGTCAAATGCACCAAGCCAGGGTGGCAGGCCACCCGCACCTCCGATAACTGCGTGATCATCTCGGGTCGCAAAATGCGGCACGTCATCACGCAGGCTTACCAACAACTCAAGAAGGGTTGAGCATGGAACACGATCTGTACGAAACACTCGGTGTAGCCCGCGACGCGAGCAAGGCCGAAATCAAGAAGGCATACCGCAAGCTGGCGCAGCAGCACCACCCCGACAAGCCTGACGGCGACAAGATGCGCTTCCAGATGATCCAGGAAGCCTACGACGTGCTGTCCGACATCGAGCGCCGTACCCGCTACGACGCCACCGGCACCTACCGCCACGATGGCCGCGCCACCGAGGAGGAGAAGATCAACTCCACCGCGATGCAGGCGCTGCGCAACGTGATCGCCCTCATCATCCGGGACACCGAGTACGTCGAACACACCGACATCCTGGACGAGATCACCGGCAAGGTGCGCGAAATCCACCGCGACACGAAGGAGGAGCGCGACGGCCACGTCAAGATGCGGGACAAGATCGAGAAGGCCATGAAGCGCACGACCGCGAAGACCGGCGAGAACCAGGCGGCGGGCCTGATGGCCAGCGTCATGTCCGAAGTCCAGGGCATGATCGACAAGAGCGAGATGCACCTGAAGGTCGCCGACCGCATGGTCGAGGTGCTGAACAACCACGAGTACGAGATCGAGCCGCCAACCCCGGCCGTACTTGCCAAGATGGAGAAGGCCAAGCAGAAGCGGGCCGAGGACATGATCGGCGAGGCCCTGGGTCGGATGTTCGGGGGGATGCGCTAATGTTTGCCAACCTCCACCCCCAAACCGGCTTCGCCTACGGCTACATCCATGCCTTCGGCATCGACCCTGACCTGTGGGACGACCTGTGCTACAAGCACGGCAAGGACGCGCACTACGAGTCGGCCTGGGAAGACCACCTGGCCGAGATGAAGCGTGCCCACGACGCCCTGGTCGAAGCTGCCGAGGACAACGACGGCGAGCCGCCTGAGTTCGATGAAGACCAGATCAAGCAGGACTTCAACGACAGCTATGAACCAAACGAGCCGATCTACGAAGGCGAGCACGAAGGCGTCAAGTACCGCACGTCCTGGCTCGGCGGCGCACAGCACCTGTACGTGTTCGAGTCGCCTGTCCTGACCGAGTGCGGTCGCTGCTCCCCGTGCGTGCCGAACGCCGGGAACCTGGACGACAGCGGTGACTACCTCGCCTACGGCGTCCCGGCCTCCTGGCTGCGCACCGAGTTCATGCAGGAGCGTCTCGAAGAAGACGGCTTCCACATCGTTCCTGACGGCCAGCAGTACCGCTGCATGTCTCACTGCGGCCAGCAGCTCTCGAAGCAGTCGTGGGACAAGTACGAGGACGCCGTCGAGGACTCCTACCGGAAGCGCCTCCAGCACAAGGTCGGCATGACCGTGGACGAGATCAAGCAGCGGGTCGAGGCCGGAGACACCGTCTACTGGGCGAACACCGGCTACAGCGTCATCAAGGGCAAGTACGATTGGCTGGTCGTGTTCAAGCACAACGACAGCGCCACCGGCCTCACGCACCGCGACGGCGTCACCCTGAACTACGACTCCCGCAAATTCTTCACCAAGGGTGCCTAGCACCCGCAACGACCCCGCACATAGCGGGGCGAAAGGAAAGCAATGACCGAAATCACGGTGTACTTCCGGCGCGAGTCGGGCAACAGCAAGACGGGGCCGATCCCGGTCTCCACGTCGGGGCGACAGACTTGCCCCGACGCTTGCCAACTGAAGGGGAACGGCTGCTACGCCGACAACTTCCCCATGAAAATCCACTGGGACAAGGTGACCCGTGGTGAGAAGGGCTACACCTGGGACGGCTTCCTGTTCCGGATCAAGGAGCTGAAGAAGAACCAAATCTGGCGTCACAACCAGGCTGGCGATCTCATCGGCACCGACAACGTCATTGACGAGTTCTACCTGGCTGGCCTGACCGCAGCGAACGTAGGGCGTCGGGGCTTCACCTACACCCACTACCCGATGACGCCGCACAACCAGCGCGTGGTGCAGCTCGCCAACCAGCTCGGCTTCACGGTCAACCTCTCGGCTGACACCGTCGAGGAAGCCGACGAGCTGGCTGCACTGGGTGTAGGCCCGGTCGTGACCATGCTGCCGCGAGGCTGGAAAGGGAAGACGACACCAGCCGGCCGCAAGATCACGGTGTGCCCTGCCCAGACCGTCGAGTACATGACGTGCTCGGTGTGCCAGCTCTGTCAAGACCCGAATCGCAAGGCCATCGTCGGGTTCACAGTCCACGGCGCTCGCTTCAAGGTGGCGCAGCGCGTCATTGAACTGAAACAGGAGAAGCCCCATGCCTAAGTGGAAGACCGAGACCCCAACCGAGTACGCCATGACCGACACCCGCTATGGCGTAGAGCGCAGCTTCACGGAGGAGTTCTTCGTGGATCGCTCGCCTGCCGAGGGGCCTGGCTGGTATGTGTTCGGACGCGAGCCGAACCGCGTCATCAAAATCGTGGCCCGTCCCGACGTGCCGCGCCGCCACCACCCGCACTACAACGTCGCCGTGCGGCGCGGCTGGCACCGCAAGTACGAGGCCCTGGAAATCGTGGCCATCTTGAACCGGAAGTACAACAAGGAACCCAAATGAAAAACCTCATCGCATGGCTCACCGCCAAGTTTGGTCGCACGCCGGTCGCCCAGGTCGCCGCCGACCAGCACCACCAGGCGCAGCTCGACCTCCTGGAAGCCCAGGCCGCACTCGAACACTGGACTGCCCAGGTGCAGACCCTGAAGGCCCGCGTGCGCCGCCTGGAGCCTGCTCCAGCCGATAATGGTGTGGCCTCCGTCACGTCCATTGCAGCCGGTCGCTAGACTTTCCGGCAGGAATGTCCTACACTGAGTGCGTCTCTTTCAGGACATCCCTAGTTTTGGACTTTCGACCACCCCTCACCGGGTGGTCTTTTTTCAGCCCTACCGAGGAAACCCATGTACGCCATCCACTTCGGACGCTCGGACGATAAGGTGGTCAAGCACTACTACCCAAGCAGCCGTACCAGGGCACTGCGACTTGCCAATGCCCTGTGCTTCGTCCTGATGGGCACCCACGATTTCAAACCGTCCCAGTGCCACGAGAAGAAGCGTGTCGAGGGCAACGGTTACTTCGTGGAGTTCGATCCCGACGTTCCGGACAGCCAGTCCAAGCAGTAACCCGCAGCACCCTTCCCGCAGTACCCATCCAACCTCAAATCATGAGAGATACCACCATGTCCGCAAATACCAAGCCAGCCAAAAACTTCCGCGAGTTCGAGCGTGAGAACGAAGACGTGAAGAAGGCCGAGCACCTCAAGCTGCCGCTGAATCGCATCAGCGTCAAGCAGGGCTTCAACCCCCGCGATCTGCAAAAGCCCGAGACCCAGGCCAAGATCGCCGAGCTGCAAGCTGCCTACGAGGCTGGCGACTTCGTCCCGCTCCCAATCGTCCGCATGGCCATGGACGGCAACACCGCCGAGATCGTTGACGGCGAGTGCCGCTACACCGCAGCGTGCCGCGCTGACAAAGCCATGCGTGAACGCGGCGAGAAGGGCATCACCGAATACGAAGTGATCCGCTTCACCGGCACCGAACGCCAGGCCCGCAGCCTGTCCTTCAAGGCCAACCAGGGCGAGCACCTCACGCCAATCGAACAGGCTGACCACACGATCTGGTACCGTGAAGACGGCTGCACCCGTGAGGAGATCGCCAAGGAACTGAACAAGTCGGTCGGCTGGATCGACCGTCTGATCGTGATCTCGAAGCTGCCGGACGACGTGAAGGCTCTGGTGCGCGCCAACAAGATCGCCGCCGAGGAAGCGGTCAAGTACCACAAGAAGCACGGCGAGAAAGCCTACGAAGAAATCATGGCCGCGCTGGACAAGGCTGCGGGCAAGGGTGAGACCAAGGTCACGCCGAAGCACGAGCAGACCGCCCAGAACGACGCAGGCGGCGAAAACGAGGGCGAGGACGAGGGAAGTGTCACCGCCGCCCAGAAAGCCGAACAGGAGGCCGCTGCGAAGGCCGCAGCCAAGGCCCTGAAGAAGCGCCAGGAAGCCCAGGCCAAGACGGCGCGTGACCTTGCCTTCGCCTTGCCGGACAAGATCAAGAAGCCGCGCAATATCGTGGACACCGAGATGTACCCGGTGGAGTTGACCGGCGCGGCGATTAAGCTGATGCTCCAGCTCCAGGACAAGTTCACCCCGGAGATCGAGGAAGCCATCGCTGCTGAACGCGCTGGCGTGGCCACCCCACAGCAGAAGGCTGCTTGATCGTGAGCGATAAATTCAAGGACGTGCGCGTCCAATTCACGTTCAAGTTTGAGGGCGGCGGCAGTACCAAGGGTGACTACCGTAGCAACTCACCGCTGGCCAGGGTTCCGGCCACCCCGGAGAAGACCCTTGCTGATGTGGTCGAGCACTTCGTCTACATGGCCACTGCCCTGGGCACCGACGCCCAGGTCATGGACGCAGCGAGCAACGCCTTCCAGCGTGCCAACGACTATCGGATGAAGCAGGGACAGGCCCCGGTGGTCAGCTACACAGGCACTGACGCAGCCGTAGCCATCATCCAGTTCATCCTGGGGGGTGAGGGCAGCTTTATGGACGACGATGACGAGAAGGTAGATCTCCTCCGCAGGTGGAACGAAGGTGACTTCGACTACATCCGTCGCAATTACCCAGAAGCCCCCGAGGCGATCTACATCGGGGCTGACCCACTGTATAAGCCGAAGGTGGCCGATGGACCCCAAGTTGACGAGGCTGGCCACGCAGAAGCTGGACCAGCTACTCCGGACCAATCCGGAAGCTGACATCGCCGGGGTGCTCCTGCGTGTAGACACCCAGATCGTGACGATCACCCGTGAGGGGTGCGTCCAGTGGTTCGAGCAGGACACCCGTGGCGCGATCAAGAAAGACACGGAGGCCGACCCTCGGTCTCCGTCCCAAACAATGGCCGACATCAACCGAAAGCACGGCCGCAATTCTCAAGGAGAGTGAAGTGAACAACCCAACACTGAGTGTAGTCGAATTCCGCAACTCATCGAACATCCAACGCGCCGTCCACGATGGCACCGACCTTTACCTCCAGATGAAGGGCGGCACCTACAAATACTTCGACGTGCCGGTCAACACGTTCCTCGAACTGTGCCAGGCCCAGAGCGTCGGTGTGTTCGTCAACACCGCGATCAAGAAGGGCGGCTTTCGTTTCGAGAAGGCTGAGATGGCCGACGCTGCCACCGTGGCCACTGCGAAGCCTGCCCTGATCGTCCTGGGCGACGGCTCCTTCGACTACCAGGACGGCACCCCTGCGAACTTCCTGACCCCGAGCGGCGTCACGATCCGTCCGGCTCACGCCAATTCGGACTTGCCCTTCAAGGTCAAGTTCATCAACCCCGAGGTGCAGCTTGCCTACGCCAAGCCTGGCGACGCCGCGTTCGACCTGGTGGCCTCGTCGGTGACCGAGCCGACCGTCATCGAACCGGGCAGCAAGCTGCTGATCATGACCGGCATCGCCGTGAAGCTCGCCCCCGGCACCGCAGGCTACGTGATGTCTCGCAGCGGCCTGGCCAACAAGTTCCTGGTGGCGGTCGCCAACGGCCCTGGCCTGATCGACAGCGGCTACACCGGGGAACTCGGCGTCATCCTCGAAAACCGTGGCCAGGCCAGCTTCACGGTCAAGCCGATGGATCGCATTGCCCAGTTCATGGTGGTGCCGGTCATCATCCCGAACTGGGAAGTTGTGACTGATTTGGAACAGACCGAGCGCGGCTCGGGCGGTTTCGGCAGCACCGGAATGGAAAAAGTTAGTGTATGATTAAGATTAGTGGCCAGCTCTGCTACTCTCCGGTTCCCCCGAGCCGGTATGCCAGGCCCCATCTGGGGCTGGGCATAAGCTGCCGCGACGATGTCCAGTTGTGGAATTTGCTGTACTTGTCGTGTGAGAGCATCGAGGATCACCGAGACCCATCGTCGGACGATTATGCCCACGTTCTGGTCAACCGTGACCTCGCTGCGCTCTACACTTCGCAAGCGGCGCTGAACGGCGCCAATTGCAGGGAACTGTTTCCCGGCCTGCGCGACGCGCTAAAGCAACACCCCACGGTGTTCATGAATGCGTTGACCCAGATGCCCTGGGCGAACCTTCCCCATGTCCGGACGATTCCCAACTGGATCGACATCGTGATCTCCAAGGTCGCAACAATCGAGGCTTCAGCCAAGATTGACCTTGCACGACTCCTCCGTTGCAGTGCAGAATCTAGTGATTTTGCGCAACTTCTCGGAGTGAGGTACTAAAATGACCCCCTATGAACTCGTGGCGAGCCGGTACGGCTTGCCTTTCACCCTCTACGGTTATCAAATCCAGACGGTCGATGCTTTGGCCCCACGGCAGAAGACCGGGCACTACCTTGCAGTCGGTGTAGGCAAGACGGCAACGTCCACTGTCAGCGCCCTCTACAAGAAGGAGGTTGGGGAGATCGACAGGGTGATCGTGCTGATGCCGCCGATCCTGCTGATGGCCTGGTACCGTTGGCTCAAGAGCATCCGAGGTGTCACGGCGATGATCTACGCCGGGTCGCCGAAGAAGCGCGCAGCGATGACGTTCGAGACCGACTTCATCCTGATGAGCTACGACATCTTCAAGCGGGATTACGACCGCATCTGCATGGCCTTCGACCACGAGAGGACTTGCGTCATCGCCGACGAGGCGACCGCCGTCAAGAACTACGAGTCGAAGAACTATCAGCGGGTGCGCGACTTCAGCATGACCGGCCACCTGATGCTCCTCACCGGCACCCCGCTCGCCAAAATCCTGGACGGCTACGCTTACGTCAAGCTGCTGGCCCCCTCGATCTACCGCAGCTACACGCAGTACGAAGGCATCCACGTCGATACCTACGACTTCTTCGGGATTCCCCAGACGTACAAGAACCTCGACATGCTCAACAAGAACATGCGGGTGAACTCGGTGCGTATCCTGAAGGAGGACGTGTTGACCGAGCTGCCGGACATCACGTACTCGCCGATGCACTATGAGCTTGACCCCAAGCACATGAAGCTGTACCACCAGCTCGCCGAGGAGAAGCTGCTGGAGTACGAGGACGGTCACAAGTTCGATGCCACCCAGACGACCCGGCTCTGGCACGCACTCCAGCAGTTGGTCATGAACTACGACCACTTCAGCGACGACCCGGCGAACCTGTCCGCTGGCTTCGACCTGATCGACCAGGTACTCGAAGACCTGGAGGCCGAGCAGGAGGAGCTGGATGCCGGTGGCCACCACAAGAAGTTGATCATCTTCACGAACTACAAGCTGACCAGCCGCCACGTCACCGAGCACACCCGGAAGCACGGGTCGGTGGCCGTGTTCGGCGACATCAGCGCCGGTCAGCAGCAGAAGAACATCGACCGCTTCATGACCGATCCGAAGTGCCGGGTGCTGGTGGCCCAGGTGCAGTCGGCGGGCTACGGCTTGAACCTCCAGGACTGCTGCTCGGACGTGCTGTTCATGGAAGCGCCGCTGATCCCGACCCAGTTCGAGCAGGCTGTGGGCCGGGTGTACCGGAATGGCCAGAAGCGCAAGGTGCATATCCGGGTGGGGATCGCCGAGGGCACCATCCAGCTCCGACTGCTCGACATCCTCATGAAGAAGGACGAGCTGGTCAACCGTGTGGTAAGAAACCACAAGGACATTCGGGACGCGCTGTTCGGGCGCTGATTGTGCTTTACCTCCGGACTTGTTTCCTCGTAGAATTGCTTCCTCGAAGAAACCTGACCGGAGATGCAGCATGAGTTCCCCCTTTAACCTGTCCGACGCGGCCTCGCTGGAAGACTTGTTCAAACGCATGGAGTCGCCCGACCGCGAGGTCTGCGCCGACTTCCAGCACCTGAAGGTGGAGCAGTGCTTCATCGACCGCATCTTCGTCGTGTACAAGCCTGACGGACTCGACGCAGCCGGTGGTCACCGCGCTCCCAAAATCCTCACCCAGATCAAAGTCCGGGGTTTCCACGCCAATGCAGAGTCCGGCGCGGAGATCACGCTGGAAGACCTCGGCACCCGCCAGGTCATGACTGTGACGTACATCCCGAAGCGTCTGTTCCACTACGACGCCTTCGTGTCTGTGCCGCCAAAACAACGAGTCCACTGGGACGCCCAGAGCGTTCGCGGTGGTATCAAACGGGCCATGTCGTTCCAAGCACTCATCAAGGTGCGGTCGAAGGCCGACTACTACAGCTCCGGAGTCACCGCAGTGGAAACCCCTGCGAACTTCCGGGCGCTGTACCCAGAAGTAAATCTGACGTTGATCAATAATTAAGGGGTTCAGCATGAGCGCCATCAAGACCGCACACTGCGGTTGCTCCATGTCGCCTGCCCCCTGGGAGGGCATGTGACAACCTGGTATTTCCAATACAAGAAGACGCACGAGGGCGACGGGAAGTGGTTCCTGGGCTTGGCCAGCGAGCGCGAGCGTGTCATCAAGGACAAGCGCCCCGCCTTCGTCACCGTCCTCGACACCGACAACAGCTTCGAGACCGAGCTGACTGCTGACGAGCTGGCAAAGGTTCACTATCGTGGGCCTTTTTACATTGACCTGGACGACGAGGACGCGGAGAACGTCATCGCCCAGTTCAAGAAGCTGCTGGCCAACCTGCGCGACGACCAGAACGTGGACTTGGAACAGCTCGCGCTGTTCATCACGGGCGGTCGGGGCTTCCACATCGAGTTCAACCCGAACATGTTCATGTCGAAGGTGCCCCCTCGCGGGATGCCTGCGCTGCCGCTGATCTACCGCGAGATGGCCAACGAGCTGTTCGTGGACACGCTCGACTTGAACATCTACTCGGCCAAGAAGGGCCGTATGTGGCGGGTCAAGAACATCGAGCGCCAGAAGGACGGCAAGGGCACTGGTCGCCACAAGGTACAGATCACGGTCGAGGAGGCCCTGAACCTGACCCTGGAGCAGTACCAGACGCTGTGCTCGACGCCGCGCCACATGGCACCGCCGAACCCGGCGACGTACAACCCTGACCTGGGTCTGATCTTCGCTAAGGCCCAGACCAAGATCGACCAGGCCCTCAAGCGCCGGAAGAACGCAAAGGCCGACCAGAACATCCTGGCCAGCTTCGGCGGGAAGATTCCCCCGACGCTGCTGGCGGTCATGAACGGCGAGTACCTGAACGGCGACGTGGGCTTCCAGGCCATCGCCACCCAACTTGCCATCGCGGCCCACGCGATGAACATGAAGGAGGACGAGTTCCTGGAGGCGTGCGCTGGCCTGATCCAGAACCACCAGGGCAACAGCGACCGTTACGGCAACCCGGTGAAGCGCCGCCGCGAGCTGTCCAGGATGTACGCCTACATGAACGGGAACCCTGGGTACTCGTTCTCGGTCGGCGGCATCAAGCACCTGATGGACAAGGACGTGCGAGCGCCCGACCTGGACATGGGTGCCATCGCCGAGGAGGAAGGCGGCGACGAGGTGCTGGCCGAGGAGGAGGAGTTCTCGCTGTCCCAGGGCATCCGTGTCACCGGCAGCGGCATCTACATCAAGAAGGATGGCCAGGTGCTCAAGGCTTCGGCCCTGGGCCTGGCCAACCCGAAGCAGCTCCTCGACCTGGTGACCGGGGAAGTCCACGGCTACGAAGTGGACGTGAGCATCGAAGGTGGCCCGAGCCGGCCGAAAATTATCGGGATGGACGCCTTCGCATCCCGCAGCAGTTTTTTGAAATTTACACTGAGTGCAGGTAGCTGCAACATCGCTTTGACCGACGCCCAGATCGGCGCGTTGGCCGACATCTTCCGAGTCCGTACCATGAAAAACAATCAGCAAGTCTATACCGTCCGCAGGGAGGGCATCGACCTGGTCACCACCCCGACAGGCGAGACCGACATCATCTGGGCCGACCAGTTCGGCGTCACCAGCAGCCTGGGTATCAACTACAGGCTGACTGGCAGCATGACGGACGACTTGCAGTTCCGGACGGACTTGCGCATGGCACCGGAGCTGGAGGACAGCGAGGAGGCTCGGGAGTTCTTCCGCAACCTGTTCCAGATCAACAAGCGCGAGGTGGTGGCGCGGGTGTTCGGCTTCATGCTGTCCACCTTCCTGTCCCAGATGATCCGGCACCTGTACAACAAGTACCCCTTCCTCCAGGTGTACGGCCCGGCAGGCTCCGGCAAGTCCGAGACGATCAAGCTGCTGGCGCGGCTCCACTACTTCCACCAGGAGCCGCTGATGTCGTCGGCCCTGGACTCGACCAAGTTCGTGTTCGAGGAAATGGCGACGTGCTCCGGCTCGATGCCGTTCATCCTGGAGGAGTACAAGCCGCGTGAGATGGACAAGCGCCTGCTGGAGAAGTCGAAGGGCATCCTGCGCTCGAACTACAACGGCGACACCATCGGCAAGGGTTCGGTCAGCTCCACGACCGGCCAGAGCAAGCTGATGCTGACCCGTGTCTCGAACCGCTCGCCGATGGTGGTCATGGGCGAGGCGATCATCAGCCAGACCGCGATCCTTGACCGCTGCGTGGCTGTGCCGATCACCAAGGAGGGCAAGAAGGATCGCCGCGAGAAGTTCGTCTACTGCCAGGCCAACCGCCAGTACCTGTCGATGCTCGGTCGCCGCTGCATCGACGGTGCCCGCGCCATGCCACCTGACGGCCTGCGCAAGCAGATCGAACGGAACATGGAGGTGGTGCGTTCCAAGGTGGGCAGCAAGGCCGACGACAACGACCGGCCGCTGTACAACGTCGCGGTGCTGCTGACCGGCTTGGACTTCGGCCAGCTCATGATGCGCGAGGTCTTCGGCAACGAGTTCGATGACGACTTCAGGGCGATGAAGGAAGCTGTCACCGACACCGCCGAGACCTTGATCCCGAAGGTCGTGTCCGAAGCCGCCAAGGTGCTCGACGCCATGGCTTTCCTGTCGCGTTACGGCGACAACGAGAGCGTCCAGCTCCTGGAGGGCGAGGACTACGTGGTGGACGGCAATGCGCTGTTCCTGCGCCTGCGGAACTGCTTCACCAAGTACGTCAAGCACAAGCGGTCGCTCGGCGAGGAGGTGCTGTACGACAGCTTCGAGGCGTACTTCAACGCCATGTCCACCTACCCAGGCACAGTGGACACCCTGTGCAGCGAGTCGCCGCTGAAGGATTCGGCATCGACCGCCGTCTTCGAGTTCAGCGTGACGCACCTTGCGAAGGACAACGTGGAAGAATTCAAACAACGCCGGTAAAACAGGTGTTGACTTCCGTAAATAGAGCAGTTAGAGTAGTACCCCTGAACCGTACTTCCAAAAAGAACGGTTCATTTAGTGATCACATTCCGTGATTACGACTGTATAGGCATTCCGTCTATGCAGACTGACAATGGCAATGCAACCTTAAATGGAGCTTCAAATGGCACTGAGCAAAAAAACCCAAGCAGCAGCAGCACAAGCAACCGACACCAAGTTCGAGGAAATGGAAGCCGGTACCGAAACCGCAGTGATGGACAAACCGGCTGACGTGCTGGCTGGCGCCGTCCTCGACAACGCTGAATCGGCACCTGCATCGACCACACACCTGGAACCTGGCTCGGAAGCCGACGCCGCCGCCGACACCCGTGAGGCGACCCGCCCATCGGCTGAAGCGGTCAAGGAAGCCACGACCACGGCGGTTGCAATCGCCAAGGAAAAGGGCGCGCTGGCGGTCTCCAAGAAATTCGTCGGACACCTCTCGGATAAAGAAAACGTCTTCGAGCCGGGTTCCCTCGACTTCAACACATTCCCCCGCGTGACCGTGGGTCTGGATGGTTTCAGCGATGACACCGGCCGTGACCTGGGCAAGACCATCAAGATCGAAGTCATGTCGTACAACGCTCGTTTCGTGGCCTCGCCTGGCACCGACGACGAAGCGGCCAAGAAGCACGTCCGCTACTCGCTGGACGGCAAGACCATCGACTCGTCGGGCGACGACAACGGCATGTCCGTTCAAGCCTACATCGGCGAGCTGAAGGAACTGCACGGCTACAAGGACGCGGCGCTGAAGGAATACCAGACCATCTACGGTTTCCTGACCTACGCCAACGACGCCGACATCGCGCCGGAAGACTTCGAGATCGTCGCGCTGCAAGTGCCGCCGCAATCCCGCGCCCTGTTCACCCGCCACCAGGTGACGCATGGCATCAAGGTGCAACGCGGTACGGTCGAGGCAAGCGACATCGTCGTCTGCCGCCAGTCGAAGCAGAAGGGCGGCAACAAGACTTTCGCCCTGATCAACTTCGACGCCAAGTAATCGGCTGCTGCTGTAAAACGGAAAGGCCCCCTCGTGGGGCCTTTTCTCTGACCACTACACTCACTGGAGTCCTGAATGAACCTGAAACCACTTGCCGGACGCATCGTCGTCAAACGCATCGCCCCTGAAACCCAGACCGCCTCGGGCATCATCCTGTCGGCCCCGACGAAACAGCAGCACGACCAGGGCACCATCGTCGCCGTTGGCGCTGGCGTGACCGAGGTCGGTGTCGGCGACACCATCATCTTCGGCATCTACAGCGGCCAGTCGATCAAGGTCGAAGGCGAAGACTTCCTGGTCGTGCAGAGCGACGACATCCTGGCTGTCGTGGAGGGCTGATGGAACTCGAAAAGCTCGTCGTCCTCGACACCGAAACCTCCGGCCTCGAAGAACCTGTCGGTGTCTGTGAGATCGGCATCATTGAGCTGGACGAAGACACCTTGCACGAGGTGCATCGCCTTCGTTCGCTGATCGACCCCGAGGTCAAAATCTCGTTCGGTGCCATGGGTGTTCACCGGATCACCAACGAGATGGTCGCCAATGAGCCGACCCTGGACGAATACTTCGACCAGGTGCTCGACGGGCATTTCGAGGGTGTGGATACGATCATCGTCTGCCACAATGCGCCGTTCGATTTCCCGAAGGTCAAGCACAAGTTCGGGCCGAACTCGGTGGCTCTTTGCACCTTGCGCCTGGCTCGCAAGGTCTGGCCCGAGGCCGAGAACCACAAGCTGGCCACGCTCAAGTTCATGTTCGGCCTGGGTCGCCGGGACGGCACCTCGCACTCGGCACTTGATGATGTCGAGGACACCGTCGATCTCCTGCGCCTGATCGTCCGCGAGACCGGCATGACCGTCCGTGAGCTGCTGGACTATCAGTACCAGCCGACCAGGGTCGCCGTCATGCCGTTCTCGGCCAAGTACAAGGGCAAGCCTCTCGAAGAAGTGCCTGTATCGTTCTGGCAGTGGCTCCAGCGCCAGGATGGCGAAGGGGTCGATTCCGACCTGGCCTACAGCGTCAAGCTGTTGCATCCACACATCATTTTGAAGGAGAAACCGAATGTCTAATCACGAAGCTGGCACGGTCATCGTCCAGTCCGGCGTGCCCATCCCGCCGATCCCGCATCACGGCGGTCGCCGCCCGATCTACCCGTTCGACTCGATGGAAGTTGAGCACTCGTTCTTCATCGCCGGGGCGAACACGAACACGATCAACTCGGCCATCACACGCTACAAGAAGTCCGACAAGGGCCATGGCAAGGACTTCACGATCCGCAGCCTGGCCGAGGTCGTGCCTGGGCAGGAAGACAAGGGCGAGCAGGACGGCGTCCGAGTGTGGCGTACACGCTGAAAGCCCTTGCACTGAAGAAAAATTCGGGTAATATGCTTCCTCGCGGCAACGATTCCTACGGGAATTTCGGCCGCGATTTTTATTACCCGAGACGAGAAGAAATAATGACAACCCCTGATCCACGCAATCCCAAAGACCTGATCGGTCGCACCAAGCCGCCCCTGGCTCTGTTCCCAGTCTCGGCGATCCTCCAGGGCGCTATGGCGCTGTTCGCAGGCAAGACCAAGTATGGCCGCACCAACTGGCGTGCCACCCCGGTCTACGCCTCGATCTACTTCGACGCATTCATTCGCCACGGCTACAAGTGGTGGGAAGGCGAGGAGACCGATCCTGAAGATGGCACCCCGCACCTGGGCAACTGCCTGGCCTGCCTTGCCATCATCATCGACGCCAAGGTCTGCGGCACCCTGATTGACGACCGCCAGTTCAATGGCACCAAGGTCGTCGCCGGTCTGAACGACTGGAACCACCTGATCCCGAAGCTGGAAGCCCAGTATGCGGATCGCAAGCCGAAGCACTACACCATCGGCGACCACGTCCTGGTGACCCAGGAAAAGCCCGCCATGTCCTTCCAGGTCGGTCCTGGTGGTCTGACCGTCAGTGGCAGCATTATCGCCTCCCAGATCGGCCAGCGCACTGCTGCGGCCATCGCTGGCGTCAACACCGTTTCGGGTGTCCAGGCCAGGGACGCCTATGTCCACGGCATCTCGATCCCCTTCAGCGGTGGCCTGCGCATCGGCACCGACAACGGCACCTGCATCGGAGGGTTCCAGCCATGAGCATGGACGAATTCGGCGACATGAGCCGCACCGACGACATCGACCGTGGCACCGAGATCGCCATGCGCGACACCGCCGAGCACGTCAAGCGTGCCCGCGAGGCGTCGCAGCCTGAGCGCATCCCTGACGGCGAGGGCGGCTGGATTTATCAGCGCAAGGACGAAGCGACCGGCGTCTTCCCGATCCCCGACTGCGTCGAGGACGACTGCGGCGAGCCGCTCCCCCGCCTCCGGATGGAGATGGGCCGGATACGCTGCGTGGACTGCCAGTCCAAGCGAGAACCAAAACGACGTTGAAACCAGGGCCGCAAACAGCGGCCCTAAACTTGGAGAAAAGAAATGCGAAAGCGCCTGATCGTTGACATGTCGTCCATGCTGTGGACGGCCCTCCTGGCGGGTAAGGACAAGGAGTTCGGCATCGAAGTGATGTTCACCCCTGAGCCTACCGAAAAGAATCCGAAGCCCGAGCCGAAGAAGGTGCTGGTCAACAGCGCCCAGTACGGCTACGAGAACCTGATCAACCACTTCGTCTCGGTGCTGAACCAGTTCGAGATGGGGCCGATGGACATGATCCTGGTGGTCGAAGGCTTGAACAGCAAGCTGATGCGCCAGAACATCCTGCCGCAGTACAAAGCCGGTCGTGATCGCCCCGACGAGGCGTACATCGAGTTCCAGAAGCTGCGCGACATGATCATCCAGGTCTTCACCTCGCTCGGTGCCATCGCGGTCACCCAGGACGGTATCGAGGCCGACGACGTGATCATGTACCTGTGTATGCACCTGGACGGCGAGAAGATCATCGACTCCAACGACGGCGACTTGGCGACGGCACTGTCGGACGGGACTACACTGACTAAGGACGTGACGATCTGGAAGCAGAGCAAGGGTCAGCGCGTGGTCGAGAACCCATACGGCCCGTTCGCTTGCCGCTACGTCCCGATCTACAAAGCCATCGTCGGCGACACCGGCGACAAGATTCCCGGTGCCAAGGGCTTCGGCGAAAAGACCTGGCTGGACTTCCTCTGCAACTACGACGACAACGACCTTGCCACCATCGAGCAGTTGATCCTGACGAAGCAGTTGAGCGCCCTCGAAGAAGACGTGCCGAACTTCAAGCCGCTTCAGAAAATCCTGGACAACCGCGAGATGGTCTACAAGTCGTATCGCTGTGCCAGGCTGTACCCGAACCTGGTGAACACCGTGCGCAGGCCGCTGCAATGGACGCCAGGCATGGTCAAGCCGCGTGGCCTGATCCAGGACGAACGCCTGAATCACTGGGCCGGTGCGGTGCGCCTGGTACACGCCGCGAACTTCCAGCAAGCGTTCGACTGGATGAAGCAGCACATCAGCGAATCCCCGTTCATCTCGTTCGACATCGAGACCAGTGCCACCGACACCGCCGAGCAGTGGCTGGAGACGGCCAAGACCAAGTCCAACGAGTCCAAGGATGCTGAATCGGTTGACGTGTTCGGTGCCGAGCTGACTTCGTTCTCGCTGACGTTCGGTCGCAACATGCAGTACACCTGCTTCTTCACGGTCAATCACCGCGAGACGGACAAGATCAAGAACATCAGCAAGGCCCAGGCCAAGCAGGTGCTCGAAGCCTTGCCCAAGTCGAAGGTCAAGGCGATCCAGAACGTGTCCTTCGAGCTGCCGATCATCATGGCGCAGCTCGGCCCACTCCAGGAGTGCGACGAATGAACGGGCCACTGATCGGAGTCGCTATCGGCCTGGTGATCATGGGCCTGGGCATGTGGCGGGACAAGTCTCTGGCGGCTGGTTTCGGGGTCGTTGTGGTCGTCCTGTCGGCGATCACCTACTGCGAGACCACGCCGGAAGCCGAGGCGAAGCGCCGCGCCACCGCCGAAGCCGAGCGCCGTGCCCGAATCCCGCATGTGATCCGCGAGGCTGACGGCTGCAAGGTGTATGCCTTCACGGCTGGCAGCAAGGAGCACTACTTCACCCGCTGCGCCGGTATGGTCACGACCGACCGGAACTACGAGGTGAAGAAGTCCTGCGGTAAGAACTGCACGAAGACCGAGCAGCACACCGAAACCATCGTGACGAAGGACTAGTCGTGACCGATACCGAATTCAACGATGCCCCGCTGCCCGAGGGGTTCCTCGGGTGGTGGAAGCCTGGTGCTCCCAACGGCAGGGCCAGGTGGCACCTCATCAAAGCGAATGGCCGGTCGGTCTGTGGCAACTGGTCGAGGCTGACCGGCACCACTGAGAACGACAAGCACAACAGTCACAACAACTGCACCATCTGCAAGCGCAAGTTCCGTGCGCTGCTGGAGAAATGATGACCGACATCCACAAAAATATCGTTGACTATCTGGACAGTATGCGTAACGGCGTGCCCATGACGGTCATGGCCGAGGACATGCACATGTTCGACGTTGAAGACCTGAAGGCTGCGACCAAGGAACTGTTTGACGACCGGCGCATCAACCGCGTCTCGGTCAAGGGCGGCAACGGTCGTTTCTTCTACGTCTTCTTCTCGCTGTACACCCACACGGTCGGCGGGCATCGCCTTGACGAAGCCCCGACCCACGCCAACCTGGCACCGGCACCGGAACCCGAGCGCGAACTGATCGCAGCGGAGAAAGCCCCAACGGACTCGGTCGTGGCCGAGCTGGTCGTAGCCCCCGTGCTTTCGCCGGAGGAGGCCGTGGATGTGCTCAGGCGCGGCGGGTGGGAGCCAGAGCCGGAAACGGTCGTGAGGCCCGTGGAGCGCCGCGTGGCGCGTCTGACGGCCATGGAAGTGATCGACCGCTGGAAGCTGCCGTACCGCCTGTCCCGCATCATCGAGATCGTCAGCGCCGCACGCCGCCGCGACCTGGGTGCCGAGGACGCGGCCATGGTGACCGGCTTGATCCGTGACCACGTAAAGGGAGGCCAGTGATGGGTGCCGCCGATTACCGTGGCTTCATGTCGAACGCCCACGACACGAAGATCATGTCGTCCTACGTGGACGAGAACTGGAGCAATGGCCTGAAGCAGAATTCCAAGCTCTGGCTGAACTACGACCAGGTCTCGTACAAGGAAGTGACGACCAAGACCGGCCGGCTCTACGACTTGCCAGTGGGCGGCAAGATCGTGGAGGATACCTGGAAGATCAACATCGACCGCATCGCCGAGATGCCGCCGAAGAAGCAGAAGCAGGCCCTTGAGAAGCACGGCTACGAGGACATGCACGAGCTGAAGATGGCGTTCAAGGATCGCATCGTCTCCAAGCAGTACCGCATGAACGAGCTGGAAGCCGAGGACGTGCTGGCCTACGGTGCCGACGACACCATCTGCACCGCTGCGCTCTACAACTTCTATGGCCTCGTGATGGAGATCGAGAAGACCATGGGCGTGTACGAACAGGTCGAGGTGAAGCCTGCCTACATGACCGCACACTCGTATGTCCAGGGCTGTAACGTCTCGGTCGAGCGCCTCAAGCAACTGGAGCGCGAGGACGACAAAGCCTTCGAGAGGGCCAGGGCTACACTGACTGATGTCCTGGTGCAGAAGGGCATCCTGGATCAGCTCTGGAAGCCGTTCACGGAATGCACCAACGCCACCGTGAAGGACGCCTGCGAAGACCTGTTCGGCTTCCGGCCCACGTCGAAGAAGCACAAGCTGAACGTCCTGGCCATGGACATCATGACCGAGTCGGGCACGGACGGCAGCGACGCAGGACTTGCCAACTTCTGCGATGCGGTCGAGCGCGGCGATGTCCGCTACATCAACAGCCTGCTGTTCAACAAGTACAAGTCCGAGCCTGCCATCGACGTGAAGTCGGCCAAGAAGATGAAGGTCTTCATGTACGACATCCTGAAGCTGCCGATCCGCGTCACGTCGGCGCTGACCGAGGACAACTACAAGTTCAACCGCGACCTGGTGAAGGCCGTCAGCAAATTCAAGAAGTTCCTGATGGCTGGCGAGGAGCCACAGCTCTCGCCGGAGGAGTGGGCACTGGTGCGGACGAAAGCGTCCACCGACGACACCGCCATCGACTTCGCCCTGCTGTACGACAAGGACAAAGACCCCGACCTCGAAGTGATCCTGAACTGCATCTCCGCGATGAAGAAGGTCATGACGAAGCGCGGCCTGTACTACAACCCGTACCCGTACCTGAAGCACTGGAAGGACGGCAAGCTGCACTCGTCCATGAATCAGTGCGCGACGGTGACGCGCCGCTACTCGTCGTCCGGCCCGAACTTGCAGCAGCTCCCGAAGAAGGGTGAAGGCATCAAGGTGCGCGAGATCATCGTGCCGCACCACAAGGACGCCGTGATCGTGTCGCTGGACTTCTCGGGTCAGGAGCTGAGGCTCGCGGCCCACATGTCCCAGGATCGCAACATGCTCGCCTGCTACATCGGCGACAACCTGAAAGACCCGCACTCCATCACCGCTGCCGGTGCCATGCTCAAGAAGTGGGGCAAGGACAAGGTTGAGGAGCTGAAGTCGATGGTCGGCGCGGCCAACTTCACCGGCACCGCCGAGGAGATCGAATACACCGTCTTCATCAAGCTGCGCAAGTGGGACGAGGAAGCCATCGCCAAGATGGCCGACGACCTCCGCAAGGTGGCGAAGAACGTGAACTTCGGCGCACAGTATGACGCCCAGGCGCTGACCCTGGCGTACACGATTGTGATCCCGGTGAAGGACGCCCAGGACTTCCTGGATGCCCGCGAGAAGATGTTCCCCGGCGTGACCGAGTGGAAGGACAGCGTGCGTGCCCGTGTCGAGGAGACCGGCTACGCCATGACCCTGATGGGTGCCCGTCGCCACCTGGCCAAGCTGTTGCAGGATCGCTCGACCGCGAACAAGGCCGGTCGTCAAGGTCCGAACTTTGAAATCCAGGGTTCGTCGGCAGAGCAGACCAAACTTGCCATGGCTCGTGTCTGGGACAGCGGCGTGCTGTTCGACTTCGACTGCCGCTTCATCGCGCCGATTCACGACGAGCTGGTTTTCTCGATCCACAAGGATCACGCCGTGGAAGCGATCCGCATCATCCACGAGTGCATGACGAAGCAGTACCACGACATGACCGTCCCTTGCATGTCCTCGATCTCCCTCGGCCCGAACTTCGGCGAGCAGATCGAATGCGGCGACTGGTTCATCGAAGAAAACATCAAGGCGGCGCTGGACGAGGTGTTCAGCAAGGCCAAGGCAACCATGTTGGAGGCAGCATGAACGACGAGCAGATTCGCTCGGCACTGAAGCAGCTCGGAGTCGAGCTGAAAGAGCCGAGTCCCGGCCATTTCCAGGTCACCGGCAGCGCCACCATGGTCAACTGGTGGCCTTTCTCGAAGAACCGTTCGGCGCATGTGAAAGGTGCGAAGGAAGGCATCATCGCCTGCCACCTGGAGGACGTGGTGGCCATGGCCAATGGCCTGCCACCTCCGGCCTGGAAAGACACCCTCAACACCGAGTCCCTGGTTCGCATCATGGGGCCGACCTGGACGCCACCGGCACAGAAGGGTGGCGGGCGAAAGAAGGCGGCGCAGAAGGTGGCCCAGGCCATGCTGCCTGAAGGTCACCCCGCGAAGAAAGAGGGGCCACCATGGTCGGAATGAAGAAACCCCGCGTCCTCGGTGCCAGTGCCATCGCCAGGCCGAAGCCGATCAAGAAAGAGGAGGTCGGCCAACGCGGCAAGACGGCCGAGAAGCTGGTGATCGAGGTGCTCACCGAGTGGAACAACCTGGCCGCTTTCGCCTGGGATCGACCGCCAGATGCCCGAGCTGCCATGGGCCGGATGAAGTCGGCCATCGCTGACTTCTACATCTGGTACCGGCACCCCGAGCTGCGCCGAGTCTCGATCCCGCTGGAGGTCAAGTCCACGGAGCACAAGACCAAGAACGGCAGCTACCTGCTGTCCAAGGACGCTCTGGATCAGCTCCCGAACCTGCGCAAACTTGCCATGGCCGGTGCCGATCCTTTCGTCCTGGTGTTGTTCAAGGCCACCGGCATGTGGCGGGTCGCCCCGGTCGAATACTTCGAGTCCGGCGTCACCTCCTGGGACATGCGGGATTGCCCCGAATTTCCTACAGCAAAGGCCGCGTTACAGTCAACCGGATTCTTTCCGATGACCTAGTGCCACGAGGCAACTTGCCAGTGTAAAATTAGTGCCCCCGCGCAATGTCGCGGGGCTTCCGATACCAAGCTCCCAAATAGGAAACCATGACCGCCTCAGCCCACCTCCCCACTCCATTGCAGGAGTATGTCCACAAAAGCCGCTACGCCCGCTGGCGTGACGATCTCGGTCGCCGCGAAACCTGGCCGGAAACGGTCAAGCGATACGTCGATTACTTCTACGGCAAATTCGCCCACTACCCCGCCGACGAAATCTACGACGCGATCCTGAATCTGAAGGCCATGCCTTCGATGCGTGCCCTGATGACCGCTGGCCCTGCGCTGGAACGTGACCCGATGGCGGGCTTCAACTGTTCCTTCGTCGCCATCGACAACGTCCGCGCTTTCGATGAAATCCTGTACATCAGCATGTGCGGTACCGGCGTCGGCTTCTCGGTCGAGCGCCAGTTCGTGACCAAGCTGCCGATCATCGGCGCTCGCATCGTCACCGGCACCGATGGTGTCCAGCACGTCGAGACCGTCGATAAGCTGACCAAGATCGACCACACGATCAAGGTGCGCGACAGTAAGGGCGGCTGGTCGGATGCCTTCCGTCAGCTCCTGGCCTACCTGTACGAAGGCTACATCCCGAAGTGGGATGTCTCGGGCGTCCGTCCTCACGGTGCCAAGCTGAAGACCTTCGGTGGTCGCGCCTCCGGCCCGCAACCCCTGATCGACCTGTTCAACTTCGCGGTCGAGACCTTCTCCAATGCCGTGGGCCGCAAGCTCACCTCCATCGAATGCCACGATCTGACTTGCAAGATCGCAGACATCGTCGTCGTCGGTGGTGTGCGCCGCAGTGCCCTGATCTCGCTGTCGAACCTGTCCGATGACCGGATGCGCGGCGCGAAGAACGGCCAGTGGTGGAACACCAACCCGCACCGTGCCCTGGCCAACAACAGCGCCGCCTACACCGAACGCCCGTCGATGGAGCTGTTCATGAAGGAATGGCTGTCGCTGATCGAATCGAAGTCCGGCGAGCGCGGTATCTTCAACCGCCAGGCCGTGATCAACAAGGCCCTGGAATCCGGCCGCCGCGATGCCAGCCAAGTCGTCGGCACCAACCCGTGCGCCGAGATCGCCCTGCGCAGCAAGGGCCTGTGCAACCTGTCCGAGGTCGTCCTGCGCCACGGCGACACCCTTGCCGATGTCAAGGAAAAGGTTCGCGTCGCTGTCATCATGGGCACCTACCAGTCGATGCTCACCGACTTCCGCTACGTCCGTCCGGAATGGAAGGCGAACCAGGAAGAAGAACGCCTCCTGGGCGTGTCGCTGACCGGCATCATGGATCACGAAGTCCTTGCCTACGTCTCCGACGAAGCCAAAGCCTGGCTGACCGAGCTGAAGCTGTACGCCATCGAAGTGAACAAGGAATGGGCCGCGAAGCTCGGCATCAACCAGTCCGTGGCTATCACGACCGTCAAGCCTTCCGGCACCGTCTCGCAACTGGTGGACAGCGCCAGCGGCAAGCACGAGCGTTATGCCGAGTATTACATCCGTACCGTTCGCGGCGACAAGAAAGACCCGCTGGCGCAGCTCATGCACAAGCTCGGCTTCCCGGTCGAATCCTGCGTCAACAAGCCCGAGACCACGGACGTGTTCAGCTTCCCGGTCAAGGCGCCAGCCAAGTCGGTCTTCCGCAACGACCGTACCGCGATTCAGCAGCTCGAACACTACCTGATGTTCCAGACCTACTGGTCGGAGCACAACGTGTCGAACACGATCTACGTGCGTGATCACGAGTGGATGGCTGTCGGCGACTGGGTGTACCAGAACTTCGACAAGCTGGCCGGTGTCTCGTTCCTGCCGCACAGCGATCACACCTATCGCCAGGCACCCTACACCGAGTGTACGAAGGAAGAATACGAGGCGCTGCTGGCCCGTATGCCAGCCTTCGACTGGGACGCCCTGGCCGAGTTCGAGCGCGATGACACCTCCGTCAAAGTGCGCGAGCTGGCCTGCACCGCAGGGGTGTGCGAAATCCTCTGAAAGCCTGACTGGCCGGAGATGAAACTCCCGCCGATCAATCTGTGGAATGCTCCACGACTGAAGTAGCTGAGGCCCCTTTCGAGGGGCCTCTTATTCAACCTGAAGGAACATAAAAATGAAACTGGTTCACCCCTCCCATCCAAAATTCAAACCCATGCTGGCCTGCGACGTTGACGAATCGCAGCTCGACAGTCTGCCGTACCCGATGGCCATGTTCATCAAGTACGACGGCGTCCGCACCCTGCACGCCAACGGCAACTTCGGGCGCAGCATGGACTTGCACAAGAACCCGGTGCTCCAGGAACGCTTCAACAAGCCGCGCCACTTCGGCTTCGATTCCGAAGGCATCGTGGGCGACCCTCTGGCGACGAACTGCATTAGCGTGTCGAGCGGTGGCTTCTCCCGCCGCAGCGACAAGCCGAAGGAAGGCAAGTTCGTGGACGTGGATGCCCACTTCTACGTATTCGATGACTTCACCGATCCGACCTTGCCCTACATCGACCGCTACAACCTGGCCAAGGCCCGTGTCGCGGCGCTCCCGCCTGAAGACCGCTTCGAGATGGCCGAGATGCACATCGTCCAGAACAAGGAGGAGCTGCTGGCGCTGTGGGATCGCGCCGACGATGAAGGTCACGAGGGTCTGATCGGTCGCTCCATGCAGGCACCCTACAAGTTCGGCCGTGCCACGGCCAAGGAGATGTCCTTCCTGCGCTTCAAGCGTTTCGAGGAGCGCGAGTTCATGATCACCGGCTGCGAGGAGGGTGAGACCAACCAGAACGAGGCCAAGAAGAACTCCCTGGGCCAGACCGAGCGCAGCAGCGCCAAGGCCGGTATGGTGCCGAACGGTGAGATCGGTGCCTTCCTCGGCTACGACCTGGAGACCAAGCAACCGATCAAGGTCGCAGCCGGTAAGCTGACGAAGAAGGAAGCCAAGGACGGCTTCGAGAATTTCGACGCGATCTACAAGGGTCAGATCGGCAAGTACAAGGTGTTCAACAAGGGCACCGGCAACTTCACCAAGCCGCGCTTCCCGACCTTCCAGTGCCTGCGCTCGAAGGAAGACATGTAATGGTCGGCACCGTCCGCGTCATCAACAAGGCCACGACCCAGGCCCGCCTCCCCGAGGTGGCCGTGTACGTTGGCCGTCCGACCGCCCTGGGTAATCCGTTCCGCATCATGACGGAGAGCCAGCGCGGGATGATGGTGGATCGGTACGAACCCTGGCTGCTCGCCCGCCTGGCCCACAAGGACAACGTCGCCAAGACCGCGTTCCTGGAGCTGGTCGAGCGGGTGCGCCGGGGCGAGCACCTTGCCCTGGCCTGCACCTGTGCGCCACGCCGCTGCCACGCCGACATCATCAAGAAGCACATCGAAATCTACCTGGAGAAGGACAATGCGCCAAGTTAATGCCCTCGTCTTGAACGACGTTCACATCGGTGCCGTGCGTACCACCGGCACCACCCTCGCCACCCGCGCCGCGATCCAGCAGTACCTGCTGGACGAGCTGGAGAAGCTGATCCAGGCGTACAAGGAACTGATTGTCAACGGCGACCTGTTCGACGCATTCGACGTGGACTCCGGCCAGCTCCTGGCCCTGTACATGATCCTGCACGCCTGGCTCTCCGCTGACCGTGAGCGCATCCTCGACCTCGTCCTGGGCAACCACGACATCGCCAAGAACAGCCAGCGCACCAGCTCGTTCGCCATGCTGTGCGCCCTGCTGACCGCCAACTTCCCGGCCCAGGTCAACGTCCGCGACAAGGGTCTGGAGCAGATCGGCCACAAAGTATGGGTGATCCCACACTGCTTGAACCAGGACGCTTTCGATGTCGAGCTGCGCCGCGCCCTGGAGGATGTCACCGAGCCTGGCCTCCTCCTGCTGCACGCCAACTTCGACAACAACTTCGCCGTCGAATCCGACCACTCGCTGAACGTGAGCGAGGAGTGGGCGCGTGCCCTGATCAAGTCGGGCTGGACGCTGGTCTTCGCCCACGAGCACCAGCGCCGCACCGCCATGGCTGGCCAGGTCATCATCCTGGGCAACCAGTGGCCAACCTCGATTGCCGACTGCCTTGCCCATGGCCAGGCCCAGAAGGACGGCAAGAAGTTCGCCCACTTCATCGAGACTCAGGAGGACTTCGGCACCGAGCAGACCACGGTCACGATCCGTGCCCTGCCAGAGCCGACCTGGCAGGCTGAGGGCGACTTCGCCGTCATGAACTGGACGGACCTTGCCCCTACCCAGTGTAGGTTCGTCCGGATCGAGGGCACCGCCACCGCCGCCGAAGCTGCCGACGTGATGAACGCTGTCGCTCGCTACCGCCAGAACAGCAAGGCCCTGATCGTCACCAACTCGGTCAACGTGTCGGGCATTGCCGGTGTCAGTGAGATGGCCCAGGTGAACATCGAGAGCCTCCAGAAGGTGGACGTGCTCAAGTCGCTGTGCGCCAAGCTGACCAAGCCTGAAGCCGAAGTCGTCCACAAAATGCTCGAACCCGCAGAAAAGAAGGAAGAAGGAAAATGCTGATCTCCCTCCACATGAAGAACTGGCGCAAACACGTTGACCGCACCATCGTGTTTTCCAATGGCCTGAACGCTGTGCGCGGCCCGAACGAGGGCGGCAAAACCTCCCTGCTGCTGGCCATCGCCTACGCCCTGTGGGGCATCAAGGCGATGCCGCTGCCGCTGGCCGAGATGGTCACCTACGGCCTGGCCGAGAAGGAGGCCAAGGTCACCCTGGTGATGAAGAAGGGCGACAGCATGTACAGCTTCACCCGGCACAAGAACGGTGCCGAGTGCCTGCACGACGGCGGCACCGTCACCGGCCAGGACGAGGTCAGCAAGTTCGCCTCGGCCCTCCTGGGTGCCGATGCCCAGACCGCGATGAAGCTGATGTTCGCCCCGCAAGGTGAACTCCGCGGTGCCTTGCAGGCTGGCCCCACGGCGATCTCCCAGTACATCGAAGACATGTCGGGCATGGACTTGTTCGACCGCCTGATGGACGCCTTCAACGAGCGCCTGACCACCGGCCCGACCACGAAGCTGGACAACGAAGTCAGCGACCTGGAAGCCAAGCTCGAAGCCGGTGGCCCGACGCCACCCGATACGACCGAGGTCGATGCGAAGATCAGCGCCCTGTCGCACGCCGACCAGGGCCTGCAACGCACCTTGACCATGGCCGAGGAGGTGGCGAAGAAGGCGAACGACGACTACACCGAGCAGAAGGCCGCTGCCGACGTTCGCACCCGTGCCCTGGCCAGCCTGGAGGCCGCGCAGGGTGCCCTGGAGCGGAAGAAGTACGCTCGTGACCAGGACGCCGTCACTGCTGCCGTCGAGGTGGATGAGCGCCGCATCCCGCTGCTGGAGGAAGGCATCCGTGACGAACAGGCCCAGGAAGCCCGCAGATCGGCCCACACGGCGTTTTCTAAGCTGCCCACGGTGGAAGTCGAGTGGGACGAAGGCAAGCCCTCCCTGGAGGCTGCAATCGCTTCCAGCCGTGCCAAGGTGCAGGAGCTGCGCGAGAAGGTCAGCGACCTGAACACGAAGATCAAGGTGGCTGAGTCCCAGAAGACGACCTCGTCCATCTGTGGCTTCTGCCAGCAGGACTTGTCCCAGTTCCCTGACGTGGCCAAGAAGAACGCCGAGCTGGACGCCAGCATCGCTACCATGACCGCCGAGCGTGCCACCCTGGTGGCCCAGGGCACCGAAGCTGCCGAGGAGCTGAAGGACTTGGAAGCCGTCCTGGCCAGCGCCGCGCCGTTCAATGCGTTCCTCCAGCGCCACGCCCAGTACGTCGAGGTGGACGAGCAGTACGTCCCGCCGCGCATCACCTGGAAGGGTGCAGCGCCATCGGCACCGGCACCGACGACCGAGATGGCCCGCCAGCTCGCCGAGCTGAAGGCCGCGCTGGTGAAGAAGCAGGCCGCTGTTGCCCGCCTGGCTGTCGCTGACGAAGCCATCGCCTCGGACGAGCTGCTGGTCTCGCAACTGAAGGCGGCGGTGCCGGTGCCGGTCGATCTCGCCGAACTCCAGCACGCCAAGGCGATGGCTGACACGAAGGTGGTCGAGCTGCGCACGGCACTGCGCGAGGGCCGTGAAGAACTCCAGGCCCTGGAAACCGTCAAGGCCCGTGGCCTGGCCGAGTTCCGGATCGCCGAGCGCCAGTTCGCCCAGGTCAAGGTCGATCTGGAGGAGCGCCGCGAGGAGCGCCGGGAGCTGGAGTTCAACAACACGCTGGTCAAGAAGGTCAAGGCAGCGCGGCCAGTCGTCGCCGCCGAGCTGTGGGCCGTGGTGCTGACCTCGGTCTCGGTCATGTTCAGCCAGATGCGCGGCGAGCAGTCGGTCGTGACCAAGGGCACCAAGGGCTTCCTGGTCAACGGTCGTCCGGCAGAGGGCCTGTCCGGCAGCGCACTTGACCTCCTGGGCTTCTCGATCCGCGTGGCCATGCTCAAGACCTTCATCCCGGACTGCTCGTTCCTTGTCCTGGACGAGGCCACCTCGGCTTGCGACGATGACCGCACGGCGTCGCTGATGGGCTTCATCGCATCGGCCGGCTTCCCGCAGACCCTCCTGGTCACCCACGAAGCTGCTGCCGAGGCGGTGGCCGACAACGTGATCATGGTGTAAGCATGGATCGCATCGCTATCATCGGGACGGCTGGCCGCGACAAGACCAAGCCGATGACCCGCGCCCTCTGGGACTGGATGGTGGCTGACGCCGTCGCCCGTGTCCCTGTAGGGTCTCACCTTGTGTCGGGCGGTGCGGCCTGGGCAGACCACCTCGCGGTGGAGCTGTACCTGCGTGGCCACGCCTCCCGCCTGGCACTGCACCTGCCCGCACCATTCACCCACAAGTTCGAGGAGGCCGGAGGCGGGCCTTCGGCAGGTTCCATCTCGAACTACTACCATATCCGGTTCAGCCGGACCATCAGCCGAAACACCTTCGCGGACATCGTTGCGGCGATCTGTGGCGGTGCTGCGGTCACGATGGAGCCACTTCGGCGCGGCCACAGCGGCATGTTCGCCCGCAACGCCAAGGTGGCAGCGTGTGAGCAGTTGCTTGCCTACACGTTCGCCTCGGGTATCGTCCCTGCTGAAGGCGGCACCAAGAACACCTGGAACTCCTGCCGGGGTACCAGGACCCATATCCAACTCCCTACACTCACTGGAGACTTCAATGCTTGACACTTCCATGCACCAATACCACATGCTCCTGGGCGAGGTCATGGCCACCGGCTACCGCCAGGACAACCGCACCGACCAGTGGGCACTGACCTTGCCCTACGGCTCGATCATGCGCTTCGACATGAACAACGGCTTCCCGGCACCGTGGTCGAAAGAGCTGTACTTCCCCGGCATCCGTGGCGAGATCGTCGGCTTCCTGCGCGGCTACACCAACAGCGCCGACTTCGCTGCCATCGGCTGCAAGTGGTGGGAGAAGGACGCCAACGGCAATGCCGACTGGCTGGCCAGCCCGCACCGCAAAGGCCCTGGCGACATGGGCAAGGCGTACGGTTACCAGTGGAGGCACTGGGAGGCTCATACCCTCCACGAGTACGAGAACACGGCAGACGAGCCGCTGTTCACGGTGGTTGACGAGAGCATCGACCAGGTGCAAGTTGTCCTGGACATGATCCGCAACGACCCGTACAGCCGCCGCATCGTGCTCTCGGCCTGGCGCCCTGACCATTTCGCCGAGATGTGTCTGCCACCTTGCCACGTCTTATACCGCTTCCAGGTCAACGTCGCTGCCGGTGAGCTGAACATGTCGTTCTACCAGCGGTCGTCGGACATGTTCCTGGGTGTGCCGATGAATATCGCCGGGGCGGCGCTGCTGCTCCACCTGGTGGCGGCGGCGACCGGCCTGAAACCGCGCTGGCTGACGCACCACCTGGACGACACTCACATCTACAACAAGGCGTTCGATGCCGTGCAGGAGCAGCTCGACATCGCCGTCACCAAAGAGGAGAAGCCCTTCCCCCATCTGTTCCTGGGGCAGGACTTGTACGGTGTCGATGCCAATGGCCTGGCCGCTGTCGATCACAGCCTGATCGTCCTGGACGGCTATAATCCATACCGGCTCAAGTCGGACAAGGTGCCGATGGCCACAACCGTTACCAACAAGGAGATTCCTAGTGCCTAAGTTTAAAGATCGAGACCGCGTCCAGAAGGTCGGCGGCAGTTACCAGTGCCACGGCACCATCGTCGGCGTGTTCACGACCCTGAAAGGGTTTGAGCGGTACGTCTTCGAGATGGACGAGCCTGCGGGGCTACTGCACATCTACGGGCCGGATCAATTGGAGCCGCTGCCCACCGATCCACAGGAAGCGAGCTAATCGTGAAAAACTGCTATGCCTGCAAGCAGGTTCTACCCTTCGAGTCGTTCTACGTGGACAAGAGCCAGAGCAGTGGGTATAGCAGTGCCTGCAAACCTTGCGCCAGGCTTCGCCGGTCTGCCAAGGCCCAGGAAAATAAGGTTCATGAGACCGCCCGCAGGGTTCGTTGGGCACAGGAGAACCCAGAGAAGTCAGCGGCTATCCGGAACAGGTACAAGTCGTCTGCAACGGTCGAGCAGAAGGAAGCCCACCGTGAGACCTGTAGGCGATATAAGCGGGAAAATCCCGACGCTGTTCGCAGGTATAGCTCCAAGCGGCGAGCCGCCAGGAAGCGGGCCGTGATGCCTTGGTCGTCCGAGTTGACTGACCTTGTATTCTACGAAGCCTGTGACCTAGCTATTCGGCTTGAGGTGCTGACTGGCGAACCCTGGGAGGTGGATCATGTCATACCACTTCGTGGAGACCTCGTCTGCGGACTTCATGTGTGTGGAATAACTTCCAGGTCTTGACCCAGGTAGCAAACCGAGCGAAGCGGAATAGCTTCACCATAAGGTAAAGGCCCCTTACGGGGCCTCGACCTAGATAGAGAATCACCTCCTCCTGAGTTGCAATCCCTATTTTGTCGGCGTCTTCGACGCCAGCAATTCCGTCTTCCGCGAGCTGCCTCGCGTGCTGCCGAAGTAGTACGACAGCACCTGTTCGGCCTTCGCCGACAGGTAGCCGATCAGCGTGCCCGCCATGACCGACTCGGCCTTCGTCCAGCCCATCAGGGTGCAGGCCACCATGGCGATGAACGCACCGATGACCAGGTACGCCAGGTTGCGGTTGGTGTGGTCGTTGACCTTCGCCTCGCGCTCCCGCGCACCATTGCGGTCGGCCACCTCTGAAGCGTACAGCTCGGTCACTTCCTTGTAGTTGAGTTCGCGCATCTTCAGCGCGAAGTCGTTCTCTGCCGCCTTCAGCGCGATCATCTGTTCAGGTGTCGCGCCTGCCACTGCTTCCGCGATTGCAGTCGGTGTAGCCTCGACCTTGACGCCGAGCGCATCGCTGACTGCCTGCGAAGCCATTGCGACCAGCACCGGCACATTGCCGGTAGCCGCCGCCCCGATCCAGGGGATGGCCTTCTTCGCAAAATCCAAAACGTCGTTCTTGTCCATGTTGCTCTCCAGAAATTGGAGCCATTATATCCACACGGAAACTCGTCTGGCAATCAGAGAATCAGGTTCTCGCCTTCAGGCAAGGTCTGGAGCCTGCCGTCCAGGAAGATCAGCGGGATGCCAAGCTCCCCGGCCTGGAGGAACTTGGTCAGGTCATACTCCACGAGCTGGCCACGCCACAAGGTGACGGGTTCCCATCCCAGGCCGATCTGGTCGTCGGGAATCTGGTGCAGCACGCCGCCCATCAGAATGATGGCGCGGTGGCCACCCTCCAGGGGCGGCTGCTCCACCACATAGGCATTGAGGCCAAATGGGATGCTGCCGAATGACGACCGTCCGAAGCTCACTTACACCACCGGCCAGCCGGAGCTGAAGTCGTAGTTGTTGATGGCCTCGAAGTCGTCCAGCGCGGTAATGGTGTCACGGTGGCGTCCATCGGTACCACCGATCATGGCCTCGGCCATGCTGAACCTCTGCGTGTTGCCATGCACCTTGGCCACCAGGTCGGCAAGTGGGATGTTGCGGGCCTGGGCCTCCAGCGACAGCATGGGGCAGTCAGCGGCATTGCCGCTGGCGCTGAACTTGGTCGCCTCCAGGGCCTTCAGCGACCAGCTCGCCATCTCGCCTGGGCTGATGGTGGACACGACCTTGTCCCGCAACACCTTGGCGTGTGCCGTCACCTCAGCGCACTTGCGCGCACGCGCCTGCACGAGCGAGTAGTCGTTGATGATGAGCTGCACCAGCTCGTCGTTGGAGGAGACCCACTCTCCGTTCTCCTGGCGCAGCCAGTGGCCAGCTTGGCGAATGGCCTCATGCAGCCCCGCGCCCTTCTCGATGTAGTCGATCATGGTTGTACCCTCATACCTACCCAAGCAATCTGCGCACCCATGATGCCCATGGCACCCGGAACGAACTCTGCCGGAAGCTCCTCCCAGGCAGCACCGTTCGACCTGAAGTTGGTCAAGGTCGTCTTGTAACCCGCGTAGCTAGGCCCGGTACGGCCGAGAGGGCTAGGGCCAGTGCCCGCCGAGTTGCCGTTCAGGAGTCCGCGCACGGAGATACCGTAGCTCGTCTGATACATGACGGTGTACCAGCCTGGGTTCAGGAATACGTTCTGACCATGCACCCACAAGCTCGGATCGTTCAGCGTCCGCAGGCCGGTAGTGCTCGCGTCGATGTTGTGCGTTTGTGCCAGCTTCCGGGAAGGCAAGGCATCAGGCCCGATGTCATACACTGCCAGCCGGATGATCGAGTTGGCATAGCTCCCGGTCAGGTCGATCTGCAAGCCCGTGAGCCTGCCGCCGTAGTCCAGCCTGTAGTAGGTGTGGAACTCCGTACCGGGACTTGAACTGACACCTGCACCACTGCCGGTTTGCGCGCCGAGGTGCGGGCTGATAGGGTACTGGTTCCAGGCTTCGGTGCTGAGTCCAGCGTTGACCATGCCGGGGTGCAGCGGCGGGGAGTTTTCTGCCGTGAGAGCGATACGCACCCGGATGCTGCCAGGTTCGGGATTGCTGCCGAACTCCAGGGGAGCTGGTGCAAAGTTGTTGTAGGTGTCGGTCGCGGCGTCCCAGGTGGTCTGCGGCTTCAGGCGCGTGAGCACACCCCCGACCACCTTGCCAAGCCCGCTCTCCATCTTGAAGTTGTAGGTGTCTTCGATGACGTAGGGGATGAACACGGTGCCGGTGCCGAGTGCTCGTTCAATCGACGGGTAGCCATAAACCGGCGTCAGCGTGACATCGCCATTGCCGTTGGTTCCGGCAATGGAGACTGCTGTTTCTTCTACAAAGTTTGCGCGTTGCATTATTCGATCTCGGTCAGGCGTCCGACCCATTCATACGGGACGCCGAGGTGAGGGTCTACGTTGTCTGGATGGACTTGAGGGTTCTCGTGTACGCAGCGGACAAGGGCGTCAAGGGACAAGGGAACCACGCTGTGGCGTTTGTGGGCCTCGACCAGGTAACGCTCCCCCGCACGCCTGATGCTGCGCACACCATCCAGCTCGATGAGGACGGTGCCGCTCACGACCTCCATCCAGTGGTCGAACGTGTGGCTGTGCAGCCGAGTGTGGGAGTTCGGCTGGTCAAACAACATGGTGACGACAACCGCCCCCGGCTCGATGGACAAGGTCGTGAGCGGGCTGTCAGCGTGGCTCCGGTACTCGGTCACCTTCAGGCTAGGGGCGCTCATGATCAGCCTGCCTGCACGACCACAGGGCCTGGCTGGTAGTTGACCGAGGTGGCCGAGGTGGCGACGCCGATGAACTGGCTCAGGACGCCCACGCCGGTTGGCGATTCTGCCTGGCCTGCACCCGGTGTAGTCGCCGACAGGTACACGTCGCCAGCGGTCATGCCGGACACGCCAGTGTTCTCGCCCTCGAAGTACACTTTGACGGTAGCACCGGAGGCCGCAGCGGCAAGGACGTAGCCCATCACCGGCTTGCCTGGCGAGGCTGCATCGGCCTTGCGCACGCGAGCGGAACCGCTCACGTCGTGGATGTTGACCCAGTTGCCAGCGGACAGGGCTTCCGAGGTCGTCATATCCTTCGAGTTCGAGTTGCCCGAGGCGTTGAACATGGTCGAGTCGATCTTGCCGTCAGCGCCGAGCATGACCACCTTGTTGGCATCGCCTGCGCCAGCCGAAGACGCTTTGGCGTTCAGCAGGGTTGGATCGAGTACGCCCGAGCCGTTCAGCGCCGGGATTTTGTCGGCGTCAGCGGCACCCGCCGACGAGACGACAGCGAAGACTTCGGCCAAACGGCCTCCTGCTTGCTTCAGGAATTTTGTTACCGAGTTTGCCATGGTGCTTTACCTTTAAGAGATGAGGATGGGTTCCCGAGGTTTGATGAAAATCGAGGTGCTGGAGATCGGGAACCCCACCACCATGCAGAACTTGGCACCCGGCGCTTCCGGAGGAACTTGCGTCAAGGTGCCGTTCGTGCCCAGGTACACGGGCAAGGTGACATCCCATGCCCAGGTGTTCTCGACCATCTCGCCGCTGGAGACGACAGGGCAGTCCATGTTGGCCTCGGCAGCGGCATTGGTGACGCCGATGATCCTGTCCATGTCGGCCTCCTGGTCGCAGCTTCCGTACTCCAGCTTCCGGTCGGCGTTGAGCAGCACAACGCGGTGCCCAGACAGGTTGGCAGCGGCCTTGGCCACGAACAGGCCCGACGAATTGCCAGGCAGGCCCTGCGGCCCCGGAGGCCCCATCTTCGCGTCGGCGATGATGTAGGTGACCTCCTGGACATCGACCAGCGTGCGATCCTGGACATCGACAACGGTGCCGATCTGCTCCTGGACGACTTCGATGATGTGGTTGCAGTCGGTCATGGCCGGGTCACGCCCCTGGACAAGGTCACCTCACCCACGAGCAGGCGGTAGGGCGGTTGCGACGGCGGCGTCACGACCAGGTCGTACTCGGCCTTCACGAACTTGAACTTGGCGGTGTCAACGGCCGGGATCGACAGCTTGACAGCGCCGTCCGCGCCGAGGGAGATGGTGCCGGTGGCCGTGGACAGGTCGTAGACCAGTTCGCCGGTTGGCGTCCTGATCTGCATGTGACCAGTCCAGCCCGTCATGTCGATGGGCTGGCGGTCGGCGTCGAGGTAGAAAGAGGTCTTCCGGAAGGCGGCGAACTGATCGACTTCCAGGTCGAGTGGGGCTGCTGGCATGTTGTTACCCGTCAAGTATTTCCTGATTATAAGCTGACGAGTTTCCTGCCGTAAAGTTATATCCCCGAGGCAAGGTGCTTTTTGTAGGCCGCTTCCAGCTTGTCGGCGTACTTGTTCTTCATGTACTCCGGCCCGTTGTACTTCCTGGCGAAGTCGTGCCAGCGGTGCTCCTGCAACTCGTCGGCCAAGCCCACGTTCTTGATGTACTCGACAAAGGCGTCGAGCTGTGCGTCTTCCGAGAACTCCATGTCTCGGACGAAGTCCACCACATTGGTGTAGCCGCACAGGGCGAAGTTGAAGCCCATGATCTGGAACTTGCCCCAGGAGGCGCTCATCAAAGCGGCGTTCATGTCCAGGGTCATGGCCAGGGCAAGTCGCTCACGCTCTTTGGCCGGGGTCTTCCCGTAGTGCTGCGTTGTCCAGGACTTGTACGAGATCGTCGGGTACTTCTCGGCGAAGCGGCCCTTCGTGTACTTGTGGAAGATGTGACCCTCGAATAGGGTCAGGCAGACGCCGTTGGCGAAGCCGCCGCGAGGTGCCTCGACCTCGCAGACCGCCTGGATGGCGGCGACTTCGCACTCCAGCTCGAAGGCTGCGGCTACCAGGTCACGCGGCTGGAGTAGCTTGGTTTGCATTTGTGATCCGTTCCATGACAGCGCGCATTTCCGCGACTTGTGCCCGTAATGCGCGCACCTCACTGGTCAGCTCGCCGATCAGCTTGGCGTCCTCGGCACGAGTCTCCCAAGCCTTCTCAGCCGCTGCCATTGCCTTATCCCGCTCCTCCTGGAGCGTCTGGATAAGATTGGCCTCTGCGCTGTCTTTTTTGATGTCCACACCCTGTCGGCTGAGGAACTTGCGCAGGTAGAGCAATGCCCCCGCCGCACCAGCACCCAGTGTCCAAATTGAAGTACCGTCTGGCGGTTGAATGTCCATAGATATTGTCCGTTGATTTGCGGCAATTGTATATCGGCGAGTTCCTACAAGCAACAAAAAAGGCCCCGAAGGGCCTCCTGACTACACTGACTTTAGGGTCAGACTTGCTCCAGCTCAAGTGGTGAGTTGGCAGCATTCCAATAAGGCATCGTCATTGCTGACAAGGTGGAAACCTTGCCCATGATCGTGTAGTGCTGCTCCAGCTTCGGGTCGTCCGACTCGGGGAACAGGCAGAAGAAGATCGGCTCGGTGATGCCACACCGCAGCAGCAGGTCAGCCATGTACGACCGATCAGCCTCCTCCATGTTGTTCAAGTTCACGGACAACTTCTTCGACCGTGTTCTCCGGTCAGACTTCAGTGTCCCGCCTTCCGTCACCGTGTTCTTGCTCCGATCAATCGGAGTGAGGCCGTTCCCCCACGACGGATTCCTGGCCGGAGACCAATATTCCCCCACCACCAGCATCGCCGCTTCCACATAACCCTGCACGTTGTCCGGATCGCTGATCGAAACCGACACGCCCTTCACCGCCACTGGCGGGAACCATGCCCGCGCCGTGTTGCCTCCACCGTAGGCGTAGGCGCTGGCACCCACGATGTCGTCCATACCTTCCGGGGTGATGCCAGGGGCAGCGCACGCCGTCTGCCAGCCGGTGTCCACTCCGTAGTTCTGCCAGGTGTCCATGTAGCCCTCGGGACGGGTGCCCAGGGCTGTGGTATGCGCGTCACGGTTCCTGGTGCCGGTGGCCGTCGTCGTGGCGATGTATGAGGTCACGAACGGCACCAGGGCGTGAGCCTTGACCACGACGTTGTCCAGGACAGAGGTACCCGCTGCCGGTTTGCGGAACGACAGATAGGTCGTGGTGCCGGTGGCCGTGAAGGTCAGCGTGTTGTTGCCGACGATGGAGTTGGCCAAGTTCGCCAGGTTCGTCGCACGCGCCGTGGTGCCGACCGATGCCTGGAGCGCACTCGTCGTGGACGAGAAGGTCAAGGTGTACGTCCGGTTCGCCACGGTTGTAATGCTGCGGTCGATGATCGGGATACCGACGCCGTCGCTGACCAGGGAGGCCGTACCCGAACTCCAGGTCACCGTGCCGCCAGTAGGCTGCGTCAGCGTCCAGCCGGTCAAGTCTGTGGTGAATGCACCGTTGGTGACCAGGTCGGTGCCATCGAACTTGGCACCGTACTCGGTCTGCACACGGGTCACCAGGACGGAGTCGGTAGCCGACACCGAGACGCTGCTGCCTGGGTAGATGTTCAGGGTGACCGAGGAGTTCACTGGGTAGAAGCTGGTGCATTGGACGATGGTGTCCTCGGTCGCCGACAGGCCGCTGATCCGGAACAGACCAGCCTGGACGGTCGTGATGGTGCCGGGGCCTTCAACGATGGCAGCGATGCTCTCTGCGGCGGTGCCGAAGGTGGCAGCAGTGTTGTCGTATTGGCCGAAGTCCGCGCTGGTCGCAGCGTCGGCTCGGATGGCGAACGACGAGGTCAGCGTGGCACCAGCGGAGGTGGTCACCGCATTGCTGCGGGCCGACTGTGCTGCCGCCGTCGTGGTCTTGCTGATCTTCTGGTACTGGAGGCCACGATAGAACTTGCCGGTCGCGGCAGCGACTGTCACGCCGCTGTGCGTCCAGGAGTGCGCGGTGGTCAAGGTGGCAGAGCCTCGCGTGAAGTTCGAGGCAGCATCCTCCAGCAACAGGTGCGGCGGCGCTGCCATGTCGAACGGTGCGTACTGCATACGGGCCACGCCGGTTGCAGCGGTCTTGATCAGGCCATCGTCGCCGATATAGGTGGCGTTGCCCGAGCGTGACGTGAAGGTGTCATTCGACGGGTAGTAGCTCGTGGCCACCGTGCCGTATTCGAGTTGGTAGCCGGTGACGCGGAAAGCCTTGCCGCTCTGGGTTGCATAGGTGACGATGCCGAAGTTGGAACTTGCGCCGTTACCGCTGGCCAGGGTTCCGGTGACCCTGTAGACACCGCCGCCCAGGTTCTGGATCGTGACCAGCGTGCTGCTGGTGATCGCGGAGTTGGCCACCACGATGCGGAAATCGCCCGTGGTGTTGCTGTAGCCAACGACCGGCGCGGTGCCGTCGTCCATTTTCACGAAGCAGGAGAAGGTGGCCGAAGTTCCGACCGCGATAGTGGCGTTCCTGTACAGGTACAGGTCAACGCTCTTGGTAGACGGGAACTGGATCGACTGGGCGAAATAGCCGAAGCCTGGGGCGTCGCCGACGCCACCGAACGCTGGCGAAGTCCAGACCGGCCCGTCGCTGTTGGGCAGTAGGTTGGTGGTCGAGACCTCGGTCGTGGCGCGCACGCGCATCTGTGCGGTCGGCGACAGGTTGCAGTGTGGCAGTGCCAGGGCGCTCAGGACGACAGCGGCCCCCCAGGACAGGGTCAAGGTGGCCAGCTTGCCCGAGGCACGCCAGACCGAGTTCTTGGAGGGCTTCTTCAGGTTCGAGGCGAGCATGTTGCCCACCTCGCTGGTGGCCACGATGCTGGCGCTTTTCGCCAGATTCTTGGCGACAATTCTTAGCCGTGCTGCCATGGGATTCCAAAGGTTTGATCCTTCGCACCGAGCATGACGGCGCGCAGGTTGGGGTTGCGCAGGATAGCTGCCAGGCAGTTCGGGCCGAAGCGCCAGGCTTCAGGGAAGCCCAGGGCGTAGCCAGCGGCCTCGGAACAGAACTTGCGGTTGCGATCCTCGGGGATGAAGCCGATCAGCAAGTGGAAGTTCCCCTGGAGGTCGTACTTCTCGCCGTCGTGATCCACGAACCATTGGCGGGCACCGGCTTCCAATTCGGCCGGCAGCTCGATGAAGTCCCAGTCCTCGACCTTGGTGTAGTCGATCTGCTTGAACCGGACGCCCTTGTCGGTGAACGATGCCGAGGCCGACATCCCATCCGAGAAGACCAGCTCGACGTGACTGTATTCGCCGCGCTCCCACTTCTGGACGGCGTGACTGTAGATGCCAGCGATGCCTGGCCTGATACCTTTGTAGAAGGCGGCGCGAAACTTTGCCATGGTGAACTCCTTGTTGACTTTGGCCAATATTACTTCAAGTCATCAGTTCGCGCCACCTTCTCCTGCCTACACTGAGTGCAGTCTCAGATTCCCAACACCCCTCTGATCCACCTGATGAAATCCATCCAGGTGGCGACGGCCATGGCAAGCTCCATCTCACTGGTAGCCGCCCGCATGTCTTTCTGCCTGGCCATCCTTACTTCCCGCAAACGTCCCACTGCCCATTTCAGGGCATCAGCCCGCTCCACGATCTGCTGGCTGGCCCACTCGTAGCTCTGCACCTCGCCGGTCGGGTTGCTGAGGGCAGGCCCCTCTATAAACGACGACACGGACTCCGGCTTCACTTCAGCCGCCAGGTAGGCCCTGGCCTCGGCTTCGGCGATGGTGTACTCCATGGTGCGGTTCCCAACGGCGTCGGTGTAGACCTTATCGACATCGACGTAGGTCTCGGCCACAGCCGCCTCGATCATCTGCCCCAGGGTCAAGGTCTCCTCCCACCCGACTTCAGTGCCGCCGATGTGGCGCAAAACCTGGGTCATACGCCTACGTGGCGTGGCGTCCAGGTCAAGTGGCGGGTCGGTGGCCACGAAGTACGTGTCGTCGGTGTCCTCGGGAGTGCTCGCCTGCATGAATGTGGTCAGCACGTTTCGAGTCGTCCGCTCTACCTCGCAGAACTGCCTGGACACCGGAAATTCCCTGATACCGTGTGGAGGGGGAACGTACTCCGGGATGACGGTTGGAACCATCTCGGGGAGCGGCGCTCCCCCGCTCATAAGTTGCATCAATTCATTCATCATGGCTTCATCTGCTGGATGTTGTGCGTTGCAATGGTTGCTTCCGGATCGGTACCTGCGAAGAACGTGCGGTCGCCGAGAGACAGCTTGACGACCTTGCGGACGCCGATGTTTTCAAGGGTAACGACGCGCTCCCATGCGAAGTCATTGCCACGCTTGACAAGGATTTCCTCACCCAGGAGCGCCGGGGTGTAGATCATCCTGCCGTCGCGCAGGGTCATCGGGGTGGACTTCGATTGCAGCAGCTCGGCTCCGCTCTCGCTGCGGATACGGTAACTCTCCTCATGACCGAAGCGAACCCGCAGTGCTGCTGCGTATTCGGTGGCTGGATTGATCGGGTCTTCGTTCCAGCATTCGACCATGTCGTCCACCAGGACATCACGAACATAAGTGCCATCCGGGAAGCGTGCGGTCTCAAAGTCCACGCAGTATGGCTCACGCTCAGTCGGCGGCGGTGGCGTGTAGGTTGCGTCGCTACCATTGATGCCGGAGCAGGTGTTTTCGCTGAACGTCGTTTCGTTGAAGTTGAATACCTGGATTTCCATGGTGATCGAGTAGGTGCGTCCCTGGCTGGTGCGTGCTCGGAATGCAATCCAGTCCCAACCGGCGAACCATGGGGTGTAACGCACGACGATGGTGACTCCTGCTCGGTAGTTGAAGTCTGCACTGGTGCTGGCGATGTTATTCCACCCACCGTTTTTGTGGTACTCAACGTCGATGTACACGTTCTCCCACCCGAAGTCGCCGTTGACCGTAACCTTGATGAAGATGTCCTTACGGAAGCTGGCAAGGCGCTTGGAGTGATAGCCGACCCCGGTGTAGGCAGGGCCGCAGATGTCCGTCAGCGTGACCGTCTTGCTGGTCGCGTTGGCGTTGTAGCTGCCTGCGGTGTCGAAGATAACGAACGGAGCTGTCATGTTCCAGTCGGTGATCATGCGCGCCGATTCGATGCCCAAGGCCGAAGTGCGGATAGACGAACCTTCAATCGCGCCCCGCATCTTGAGCACGCCGGTCGATTTCTGGAACGTCAGGCGAGCGTTGCCTGCGCCGATACTGAAGCGAGGGTCGTCACCACCTTGCAGCCAGAAGCCGTCACCCGCGTCGAAGCCCCACTGGCCCGAGTTGATGTAGCCGCCCCATGGCAGGTTCATCTTGGAAGCCGTGATGACGCCGTCGCGGATCGTAACGGTTTCCTGCTTGCGAATGATGCGGAAGCCGCCGAGTTCAAAGGAGCCGGTGTTGACGCGGAAGCGCACACGGATGGCGCTCTTGACCAGGCGTGGGTCGGCTGGAATATACACGCTGCCAGTGACTTGCTTGAAGCCACGGCTGTTGCTCGGGTAGTGAATCTCCGAAGAATTGTCCGAGAAGACATAGCCCGAACTCGGCACGCCGAAGTTGTACCAGGACACCATCGGCATGTACCAGTGAATCGCCACATCACCATCGAAGTCGCCGGAAAAACTGATCTGATACTCGAAATAATACTCAGCGCCTGGCTCGATCATCATCTCTTTCGTCCAGAACTCCCTGACCTGGTTGCCGGTGCTGTACAGATACAGCGAGCAGTTGTCCTTCCAGGCGGTTGTCTGCGTGGTACTCCAGTCGCCACGACCGTAGTTGTGGCCTGGCAGACTCCACCAGTTCGGGTCTTCAAAACGCGGATCGCGGATAAGGTTCGTCACGTCACCCTGGATGATCAAGTGCGACGCACGGACAGCTCCGGCCTTGATGTTGCCTGCATCAACAATGTTCGCACCGAGCGTGCCGCCGAAGTAGGCCGTGCCGTCCGCTCCAATGCTTAACTGGGTGACGCCACCCTTGCGGCCGTACATGCCGGTGGAGCCATAAAAGATGCCGTCGTTGGCCGTGCCGACCAGGAGGGCGTACTGGGACTGCAAGGCGATCTGGCCGGTGATGGTGTCGTTGGCGTTCTTGGCCAGCTTGCCGGTGATCGCCGTGTTCATGGCAGGCAGGGCGTCGTTGGCCGTCTTACCGGCAGAGGCGTTGGACACCACGGTGGCGACGGCGGTGCCGTTGATGGTGCCGGTGACGTTGCCAGCGAAAGCTACACTGGATGAGGGCTGGTACGGGTTTTCAGCCACCAGCGAGGGCTTCACCAGGGTGGACTTGATAACGCCCGCAGCATTCACGTCCTTGTCCACCGAGCGATACGCCTGCACGCCGAAGGTGGTGTACAGGTTGGCCGCTGCGCCAGTCAGGATGAACGCACGCTTGTTGGCCGGGACGGTGAAGACGGTTTCTTCAGCCGGGGTCGTGCCGAAGGTGTATGCCCCCGTTGCCGACCGCTGGAACACGTACACCAGGAAGCCGTCGATGTCGCCTTCGTTACCCGCCCAGGCCCACTCGAACGAGATGTCGGCGCTACCATCGGTGCGGATCGTGTGATCGACGGCAGTGCCATCGGTGGCGATGGTCGGAGCCGCGACGGCGGCGCTATTGCGGTCGTTCGTGCTGTTGAAGTTGGTGGTCAAGGTGGCCAGGTCAGCCTGGATGCCCTTCACCTCGGTCGGCGACACTCCAGTGTTGAACTTGCCAATGGCAACCCAGTCGATTTTCCACGACGACGCCGGGGAGTTGCTGCTGACCAGGTCGATCCTGATCATGTCGATGATGTTATCAAGCCAGTCGGTGCCCCCGGCTTCCAGCTTGGTCATGTCCCATTCGAGGATGTTCCAGTCGTCAGGGTTGGCCGGTTGCGTGACTCTGGCATAGGCCGACGTGACAGCACCGTGGGTGGCCACAGGGCCTGCTGTGCCGTAATAGAGGTTGCCTTCCCATGGGCCGGTGCCAGACACACGCTTCACGCGAGCGCGCACCCTGGTGTAGTCCTTACCGTTGAACTTGCTGGCCGCAGGGATGCCTTTCGACAGCACGGGGTTGGAGCCGGTCGGCGTCCACACGATGGTGCCGTCCGTGGCGTCGTGGGTCAAGGTGGCGGTCGAGAAGCTGAAGCCCTCGACGCTGCTGGCGAAATCCCACCGCAGATACGGCGTGTCCAGGCCCGCGAACTTCGGATCGAGTTCGCTATTCATGATCTCGCTGTCCAGCGGCTTACCATTGACGGAACCCCAGGACGCGGTGTTGGCGGCTGCTGCCAGGTCGATAGCCGAGATGGCAGGGCCGTGTTTGCCGACCGTGATCCAGTCGATCTCGAACACGTCCGAAGCCGAAGCGCCGAGGTCGAACCTGACCTGGCCGATGGTGCTCAGGACATAGTCGGTGCCGCCAGCGGTCAATGCCGCCATGTCCCACTCCATGATCGTCCAGGCCCCACCGATGGTCGGGTCGGTGGCGATGGTCTTCTGGTAAGACGAGGAGGAGCCGTGCAGGGCGTTCGGGCCAGCCGTGGTGGTGTAGTAGAGGCAACCCTGCCAGCCCGTACCAGCGGTACGGCGCAGACGCATACGCCATTTGTCATTCTGGGAACCGACCAGGGCAAGTCCTGAAGCCGATCCCAGACGTGGGTCGGCTCCAGCGGACGTTACGATGATCGAGTTGGTGCCCTGGGTGATGGTAGCCGTAGCCGACTCGCCAACCCAACCTTCGGCGTCGGCAGCAAAGTCCCAGGTGCGCGTCGGCGCGAACACGTTCTTGGCTGAGGCTCCGACGATGGCGTTCAACAGGAGCTGGCGCTGCGTGTAGAGCGTGGCCCAGTTCGTGTTGAAGGTCGAGCGCACGACCGCGTTGTCCTTCGTGTAGTCGGTGTAGGCAAGGGTGCCCAGGTAGGTGGACAGCGCCGAGTAGGCATTGTCGTAGGCGACCCTGGAGACGCCCATCTCGTCGGCCCGAGCCTGGATGCCAGCTCGCTCGTCGGTGACGACTTTCCACTCCTTGACGATCTCCAGCTTCTCGGTGCGGTCGATGACCGCGTCGTTGCTCATGGAGCCGAGGCGGGTCAAGGCGGCGTCAGCGTCGGTGGCCGCAGCGGAAGCGTCAGCAGCGGCGTCAGCGATGGCCTGGTTCACAGTGCCAGCGCCGTTCACGTTCGTCGCCCAGTCAGCACCATAGGTTGCGTTTAGCGCACCCGTGTAGCCCAGGTCGCTCAGGGAGACCGGGCCATAGCGACCAACCGAAATCCAGTCGATCTCGAACACGTCGCTGACGCTCGCGCCCAGGTCGAGCCTGATCTGTGTGATGGTCTTGGTCGTCCAGTTGACGGTGTCGCCCATGTCCCACTCCAGCACGACCCAGTTGCCGTTCACGGTAGCGTCGGTGACTTGCTTCGTGAACAGTTCTTCAAAGGTCTGGCGGTCAGGCGTCTTGTAGTAGAGCGAACCCTGCCAGCCGGTGCCGCCTTTGCGGCGCACGCGAGCGCGCACCTTGTCGTAGAAGCCGCCGTTGATGGTGAGGGCAGGGCTGTTGATCTGTGGATCGGAGCCGGAAGAAGACAGGTCGAACGAGTCGGCACGCAGGACGTTGCCAGCGCCGCCGATAGTCCACCCTTCCAGGCTGTTGCGGAAGTCCCACGACTTGACCGCCGAGAACATGCTCAACGGGTCTTCAAGGTCTGTGGCGATCAGCCGGACGGTGCCGGGGGCCTGAAGGAGCGCGTCACGCGCATTAACGATTGCAGCCATTTATACCATCACCTGTACGATGCAGCGGGAGTTGAGCCAGTCAGGGTCAAGGCCGACGACGACGGCGGTCTTGCCTGCGGAGAGATTGAAGCGGGGGTGCGTCAGGTTCACGATGGTGCCGCGTTCGAGCGTCAGGCACTGGGCATGGCCCTCGAATTGGTAGGTCATGTGCGCAGTGCTGCGGTTCAGCAGCCTGCGGTCGGCCTCGTTGTTCGCATCGTTCTCGACCAGGAGCGACGACTCCTCGTGGTCGCTTTCATCCAGGACAGTGTCCAGCTTGTGGTCGGTGGCCACGGTGCCGTTCGTGCGGGTGACGGTGAGCCACTCCTTCTTGAACATGTCGCGGTGCGCCTCGACCACGCCAGAGTCGAGCTGATCCTGGGGCGTGTAGTTGCGGCAGAACTTCAGGGTGACCGCAGCCTTCACCTCCGATTTTCCGACTGGACGGAAGCTGCCCTCGACCATGTCGTCAACGGTGATGTTCACGGTCGGGGTGCCGAGCGGGTACGTGATCTGGAGCAGTTGCAACAGACCGGCGCGGGACATGGTCACCTGTGCGCCGATGCTCGATGCGATCTTCTGGCAGGCGTCGATCACCTTCGGGCCATCGGGGAAATACTCACCCACGGCCTGTTGGTGCGAAGCGTCGAAGTTGGCAAGTTGCACCAGGTCGAGGTCGGCGTCCGTGAAGCGACGGTCGGCCTTGCCGTAGTTCTTGACCAACTTCTTGACGACACCAACCAGGGTGTTCGAGTAGCCGCCCGTGGCGTCGCCCTGGGCGCTCATCGTGATCTGGCCCTCGGGACTACCGTCCAGCATGAGGGTGCCTGTACCCAGTGTAGTCGTCACCGTGATCGGCACGCCGTCGTCACGAACCTCGATCACGCGCTCACCCAGGCCGATATGCCACTGGTACTCGTGGTCGGCCTCGTTGATCAGCAGCGGCTCGAAGTTGTGGGCCTCGCCCACCAGAACCGGCCGCAGGCGATCCTTGTTGGCGCTGGTGCCCCCGAGCTTCGCCTCGGTCAGGGCCGTTGTCAGTTTGCGGAGCTTGTCTTCCACCGGCAGTTGCAGCCTGTCCCGATCCTTGGCGTCGATCTCACCATTGATGCCGGTGAAGGCAAGCCTGAAGTCGGCCACCGGCCAGGTGTAATCGCCGTAGAGCACCTGGATGTCGTTGTTCTTCCAGACGGCGTCGAGCCAGTCGTCCAGCGCACCATCGGAGTTGTCGAACTCGATGGTGCCCCAGGACATCGTGACCTTGCCTTCGATGCTGACCTTCTCGCTGGTCTTGACGCCGCCCGATACCACGTCCAGGTACTGGGTGTTGGCCGGGGTGTCTCCGGCTCCGGTTCGGTAGCCCAGATTGGACAGGTAGAGGGTCTGGTCAGTCCCGCCGAACTTGGCCGTCGTCTTGATGAGGACACACCGGATGGCGGTGCCCTCATCATCCTTCAGCCATTCTCTGTATTGCGCATCGGAGATCATACTGCCTTAGCTTTTTGGGTTGGTGCCGTGGTCTTGGTTCCCTCCACGACCTCCTCGGCGTTCTTCTTCGAGGAGGCGAACATGGCCTGGATCATTCGCACCGTGTTCACGTCCTGGGCGGTGACCAGGGTGCTGACGACTTCCTTCAGCTCCCGGATTTCCTTAGCCATCTCATCACGTTCGGCAGGGCTGAAGCTCTGGGTGCTGGACATGTTTGCCTTGTCCATCCGGGAAACTTCACTTGCCGTCAGGACACGTTCTCCACGATGCAGTTCGGCAACATACCCGTCAAACGGCACATAGTCAAGTCCGTTGGCATGGGAGCCGTTGATCCTGTAGTTCTGCCACCGCAGCTCGTTCTCCAGGTTCATCGGGATGCCCGAGTACAAGTCCGAAGGCTTCGAGTAGGCGTTCTCGCGCTCGTAGTAGCCGTCGGTGGTGCCTGGGTAGTAGCCGACGACCGGAGGAGGCATGGTCACGGTGCCGCCGTTGTAAGGGCCGCTGGTGTCCACGTTCGCACCCAGGGCCATCTTCGCTGCCAGCTCTGCCGGGAGGGAGCGCAGCAGGGCTGGCATCTCGGTCAGCAGGTTGATGCCGTTGTACATGCCCTGGAGGACAACCAGATGCTCATTCAGCGCCTGGGCCGACTTGTTGTAGCCGTCGTCGGCCTTGTCGTAAATCTGCGACACCAGGGTGCGCAGGTCGATCAGGGCCTCAGTCTGTCCCTTAGCCAGCTCCTCCAGCACCGAACCCTTCTTGATCGAGCCAGCGCCTGCCGAGTCCAGCTCGCCGGAGATTTTGTTGAAAATCTCGGTGTAGCTCTGCGAGCTGGCGTAGTAGGTGCGGGCAAGTTCGAGCAGGGCGTCAGCCTTACCTTGCAGCTCGCTCTGGGCCTGTTCGCGGGTGTCCTTGTCTTCCGACTTGGTGTCAGCCAGCGTGCTCTGGTATTGGCGGTTCGCCTCCTCCAGCTTCTGCTTGTTCGTCAGCGGCGACTTCTCGCCCACCTTCAGGCTCAGGACGTAGCCCTGCATCTCACGACCGAAGTCGATCAGGGTCTCAGCGTTTTCCTTCTCGACCTGGTACTTCTCCAGCACCAGGTCTTTCAGCTCGCCAGCGATCTCCAGTTGCTGGTCGAAGTTCAGGGTGTCCGACGACAGCAGGCTGCGCAGCTCGGCGATCCGCTTCGTCTGATCGACTGGGTTGCCGTCGTTCAGTGCCGAGTTGATGTCGTTCAGCAGGCCGCGTGCGTTCGTCAGGGTGTCGAGCCACTCCTCGGTCTTCGTGATCAGCTTGTCGGTCTCGGTGCGCTGCTTGGTGATCGCCGGGTTGACTGCACCCAGGTCGTCAGCCAGATCGGCGAACTCCTCGGCCAGGCCGATCAGGGTGCCGTACATGGTCTGGCCAGCCGCCGTCGAGCGGTCGATACCTTCCACCAGGGCACGGAACTGCTTGACCGAATTCGGCAGGGTCAGGCCCATCTTGGCGAACTCGTCGTTCAGCAGGGACGCCTTGACTGCATTACGCTCGCTGTCCTCGAAGAAGTTCTCCAGGTACGTCTCCATGCCCGAGGACAGGTTGTCCAGGCCACCAGCGCCTTTGACCATAGAATCGGTCACGTCCACGTTGCGGGCACCCGTGGCCTTCATGGTGCGACGCACGTCGTTCAGCTTGGTGTACGCCTCGGCCATCTCGCTGGCGCTGCCGGACATGGTGGACATCATCTTGGCGATGCCCGTGGTGTAGCCGGTCTGGAGTTCCTTGTTCAGCAGGCTGGTACGGACGATCTCGGCGGCGAGGTCGCCCGACTTGTTACCCACGCTGTTGAAGTCGGCAGCAGCGATGCCGAGCTTCTGCATCGTATAGTTGGCCGACTCGATGGACGACGACACGCGCATCACGGTGCCGTAGTAGCCCTCACCGGCCTGCTCGAAGGCATCCAGACCAGGCATGATGGCGCGTGCCATCTGGTCGCCCATGTTGCTGAAGATCGCCTCCAGCTCCTTCTGTGCGTCCTCCTGCGACAGGCCCTTCAGACTGATGTAGCTCAGGCCAGCCTGTTGCAGGCTCATGTTGCCCAGGCGGCGATCAACCGTAGCCTTGTCCTGGCCGAACTCGACAGCCGCGTTCGAGATCGAGCTGTACATGTCCTTGACCACCAGGCCCATCTGACGGGACAGGGTAGGGTCAAGGGTGTCCTTGACGGTGTAGTTGTCGGTGTCGCTCGACAGGCCCCAGAACGACTTGCTCTTGTGCTGCATCTGGGCATACGACTCACCCAGACCACCACCGTTCATGACGTAGCCCAGGTTCGTCTTGTAGAAGACGATACCGCTGTCCTGGAGCGACGTGGACGAGCTGCTGAAGCCGAGCTTACTGTGGGTGTCGTAGACGCCCAGGGCACGCTCGTCAGCGCGGGTGCCGCGCAGGCCAGCGGCCTGGGTGATCGACGCGGCCATGCCGCTGATACCGGCTTTGATGCTCTCCAGTGCCATGAGCTGGCTGGACGAGTAGCGCAGCTCGATGGCCGAGTTGTCCTTCAGGGCGTCCAGGGCCTTGGTCAGCGATTCCGACTTCTTCAGCTCCCAGTCGTAAGGGAGGTCTTTCGGATCGGTCGATGGGTCGTAGTTGTAGCCGGTGCCCTGGTACTTCTGGCGCTGCTCCGACACGCTCGGTGCCGAGCCGCCACCACCGCCGCCGCTGACGGCGATACCGATGGCCGCAAGCATAGCCGCGACGACAGCGAACGCTGGCAGGTTGGCCGGGAAAGGCAGAGCAAGTGCGCCAGCCAGCGCCGTGATGCTGAAGACGCCCTGCTTCGCCGTTTCGACTGCCACGGTCGGTGCCAGGGTGGCCGTCTCAGCCGCCACCTCGGCCGTCTTGGTCGTGGTGAACGCGGTCAGCCATGCCGACATGAATCCCTGCTTCACCAGGAACGATTCCAGCGCCATGGCCATCTCGAAGCCACGGAACACACGCTCGGCGGCTTGCATGGCCTCGTAGCCCTTCGAGTTCTCATCGAAGAACGACTTGGCGGCGCTGGCCATCTCGCCATAGGACGAGAGCTGCACCTGGGCAGTCTTCTGGGCAGCTTCGGCCTGGAGTTCAGCCTCCTTCTTCGGGTCTTGCTTGACCGCACGCTTGAGCTGGTCGTCAATATCCTTCTGCTCGGCCTTCTGCTTCATGAGGGCCGAGACCAGGCCACCAACGGCCTTGCCACCCTTGCCGAACGCATCGGACAGGGACTTCTCGATGGACTTGCCAGCGTCGATCCACTCCTTCTTGGTGCGGTTCGCCTCCTTGGCAAGTTCGACGCCCATCTTGCTGACGTTGGCCTTGAGCTTGTTGTCGCCCAGGCGCTCGGCGACAGCCGCCATCTCGGCCTGAAGCTGCTGCGCTGCCGGGAGGGTCTTATCCCGGATCGCGTCGGCCATCTGCACAGCGCCCACATCCGACAGGAAGCCGTTCGACTCCGATGCCTTCTGCGCCACATTGGCCAGCTTCTCGTCCATGTCGGACATCAGCTTGTCGTAGGCGTCGCTCAGTTCCTCGAACTTGGCGGTGTCGGTGCCGGTCTCGCGCTGGTTCTCCAGGTACGACTTGCGACTACGGAGGGCTTCCTTGTCCTCCGGCTTGACCTTGTCCGAGTCCAGGTCGCCCGTGATGCGCGCCAGCTCGCCGCCGTTCTTGGCGTCCCACTCCTTCTGGAATGCCGAGACCAGCTCGCCACGCTTGCGCAGACGGTCAGCCTCGACCTTCAGGCTGTCGTCAGACCACTTGGCCAGCAACTCCAGGCGCTGGTTGTTCGCGTCCTTGTCGGAGCGTTCGTCTGCACGCTTCGTCTGATCGCCCTTGTTGCTGATCTGCTGCTGATCGGCGCGACGATTCTCCTGGCGAGCGGCCAGCTCCTCCTTCTCCTTGAAGATGCGCAGTTCTTCCTTGCGCGCAGCCTTCACGGTCTCCAGGTTCTGGGCGATGGCGGTAAGGTCGCCGATTTCGTTGCGAGCCAGACGCGACTTGGTATCGGCCAGCTTGCCTGCTTCGGTGTCCTTGGCAAGTTGCAGCTCGCCATCCAGCTTGGCCTGGGCAGCACGGTAGATGTCGTTCTTACCCTTATCGCCGTCGCCCTTCAGGTCACCCATCTTCGGCTTGAGCTGATTGATCTGGCTCCGGAGACCTTCGATGAACGGCATAAACTGAGTGTAGTTTTTGTCGTTCGCACGGGTCTGCTCCAGCATCACCTGGAGGGCCGGGATCATCTTCCGGGTTTCTTCGGTACCGCCGTCACCCTTCACGCCGCCAGCGGCGTCGATCAGGTCTTCGAGCTGTTCGGCAGTACGGTCGCGGTCGGTCAGGACTTTGGCGCGAGCCTTGTCCTTGACGTACTGCCCGCGCTCGATCTCGATCTTCTTGCCCTGCTCCAGCAGCTCGTTGACGCGCTTCTCAGCCGCCTCGACTTCCTTCAGAGCGGCGTAGCGATCCCACTCGTACTGCTTCGCAGCGCCCGAATTCATCTTCCAGGTGCCGTTCTCGCCGAAGTAGCTTTTCTCCGGCAGCTTGGCCAGCGCAGCACGCTTCTCGGCAAGGGTAGCCTGGGCGTTCTCGACGGCGACCTGGTTCTCGGTCTTGTCGTTGCCCTTGCCCTTCGGGTTGCGTTCCAGCTCGTTCTTACGCTCCAGCTCGCGGTTCAGGTCTTGCAGCTTCGAGGTCTGGCGCTTGTAGAAGTCGAGGATGGTCTCGCCCGTATTCATGATACGGTTGTGATTGTTCGCCGCCTCGTCGGTCTCGCTGTTGTAGAGTTGGTAGGCCGTCACCAGGCCCATCACGACCAGTGACAGCGGGCCGGCTGCTGCGGTCATCAGGCGCAGGAATCCCGCCGAACGAATGGCCGTAGCGCCGACCATGGCCGCTGCGCGCTCCTGCATGGTGAGGGCGACAGTATTGGCTTGGGTGCCTGCGGTATTGGCGGCTGTAGCCAGTGTAGCCATCGCAACTTGGGTGCGGTAGGCGACGAAGGCGTTCGTCAGCGAGCTGACGATCTTCAGGCCCATGTACACGCCGACCAGGGACAGAATCTTACCTGAGTGTTCAACAATGGTCGCGGTCAGGCGGGTGAATCCCACAGCACCACGGGCAATCCACTCCTCAAGGGAGTGGTCACCAGCGATGGCGGTCATCTCACGCAGTACGCCACGGATCGCAGGCTGTGCCTTCTCGAAGCCGCGCACGAAGGTGTGATCCATCGTGTTAGCCATGCGCTGCAATGCGCCCTGGACGGTGTCTTCGAGCTTCAGCGTGCCCTTGCTCATAAAGTCCTGTGCTTCCGTGGTCTTGCCCAGGAAATCCAGATACTCGTCGTAGTTCTTGGTGATCGCCGACAGGGCCTTTGCGCCGCGCTGGTCGGAGATGGTGCCCAGGAAGACAGCCTTGTCGGAATCGTTCAACTGGGAGAGCTTCAGGCGCAGCTCGTCCATCATCTGGGTGTAGTCCTTCAGACCACCCTTACCATCGTCGGTCGTGATGTTGAGCGCGTCGAGCGCGGCCTTCGCCTTGGCGGTCGGCTCGTAGATGTTCTTCAGCGCGGTGGTCAGCGCGGTACCGGCCGAGGTGCCCAGGATGTTTCGCTGTGCCAGCACGCCGATAGACGCGGACGCCTGCTCCAGGGTCAGGCCGAACATGTCGCCGACCGTCGAGGCTTGCTTCATCGACTCGGTCATGGCGGCAACCGAGGTGTTCGACGCCGCAGCGACGCGGGCAAACACGTCGCCCACACGACCGATGTCGGTCATGGAAAGACCGAATGCGTTGACGACGCCGGTCGCGGTGATCGCGGCCTGGCCGACCTTCATCTCGCCAATAGCCGCAAGGTCAAGTACGTCCGGCAGCGCAGCCAGGGCCGACTTCTGGTCGAGGCCAGCCTGGGCCAGCGCACGCATACCCTGCGCGGCCTCCTTGACGCTGGACATCGAACCCTGGGTGATGGTCATGAAACCATCCATGTTGATGTCCGGGGCCTTGACATCGTCCGACAGCGCCTTCAGGAACTGGAGCTGGAATTCGACATCCTTACCCGCCGTGAAGACCTTCGCCATCGAGCCAGAGATGGCCGCGCCAGCGATCAGCGGCACGGTGCTACCCCAGGTCACCCAGAGCTGGCCGAGGCCCCCTGCAAGGCCGCGAGCAGCCGAGTGGGCGTCGTTCATCGACTGGGTCAGGTGCTGCTGGCGCTTGGCGGCTTCGGACTTGATGCCATGGCCCTGCGTTTGGGTTGCATTCAACTGGGCGATCATGGCGTCCAGCTTGCCTACAGCACCAACTGCTGCTGGCCCGTACACGTCACGGGCGAGGTCAGCCTGGCCGTTGTCCACCAGCGCCTTGGCGCGGCCAACGGTGCGAACCTGGCTCGACAACGGGGCAGTCGTGAAGTTGGCGTCCTGCACCATGGCACGCTGTGCAGCTTTGTGCTTGGCCAGGGCCTCGCTCTGGGCCAGCAGATGGAGCTGGTACTGCTGATTCTGGGCCAGCAGGTTCGCCTTCTGTGCGTCCAGGTCGGCCTGACGGAACGTAGCCTCCAGCTCGCGGTGACGCGCCTGATACTCGGCCTGGCGAGCCAGGTGCAGCTTGTAATCCTGATCTTGCTCCAGGAGCTTCAGTCGCTTGGCTTCCCGCTCGTCATTGGCGATCAGGGCCTGGATCTGCTTCCACTCCTTCAGGTGCTCGGCTTGGGACATCAGGTGGAGCTGGTACTGCTGGTTCTGGGCAAGCAGCTTCAGGCGGTTCGCTTCCACCTCGGCGGCGCGGAAGGTCGCTTCCAGCTCACGGTGACGTGCGGCGTACTCCTCCTGGCGCAGCAGATGGAGCTTGTATTCCTGATCCTGCTCGGCCAGCTTGCGAGCGTAGGCTTCCTTGTTCTGGAGGTTGGCCTCGGCCTGCATGAAGCGGCGGGTCTCCTCCAGGCGGGCCTGCAAGGCGGCGGCGTCCTTGACGGAGCTTTCCAGGATCATCTGCTGGTGGCGCAGCTCGGCCTCACGGTCAAGGGCGATCTTCTTTGCCTGGTATGCCGCGTGATCCGCGAGCATCTTCTCGCGGGTCGCTTCGTCCAGTGCAGCCGACGCCAGCATCCCGGCGCGGTGCTCGGCTTCGACAGCCTTGTCCATGGCCGTGCGGCGGGCCGCGTTGGTCTCCATGATGCGCGCTTGATCCTCCAGCATTTTCTGGATGATCTTGCCCTGGGCTTGATCGACGGGGATGACCGACCCCATGCTGTACGAGGCGCTACCGAACTTGGCCGAGTAGTTCAGTTTGGCCAGGTTCTCGCGTTTCTTCGACTCCTCCACGACCGTGGCGGTCTTCTCTTTCTCGTACCGCTGGACGGCCTCAGCCGCCTTCTTCTCGTCCTCGACCACAGCACGCAGCTTACCGCCCGAGGCGGTAATGACGGCCTGGGCCGTGCTCTGGGCAGTGGACACTTCCGTGCGGGAGGCGTTCTGCGCCAGGGCCTGCATTTCAGCGAGTTGCGCCTTCGCAGCCTTCAACTCTGCACTCAGTGTAGTCAGCTTCGCCGAGGCGTTTCCGGCCCCGCCGACGAGGCCATCTGCGCTCGCCCGCAGGTTGTTGAGGTCGTTCACGTCGGCCTTCAAACCGGCGAAAGCGGCACGCAACTCCTTGAGGTGTTCGAGACCCGGCTTGGTGTCTACACCTAGTCCGATAGTTGAGATGGCGTCGTTCATGAGTTTCCTAGCAGAATTTCGTGGTTCCCGAATCTTACCAGAGTGCAAGCTATCCTGGCAGCAATAAAAAAGCCCTCACGAGGAGGGCTACTTGTTCTTTTCCATCTTCTTCCGGACGTAGTCCATGAAGACGGTATCCATGTCGAGGATCATCCGGAGGTACACCTTGCGATGCTCCTTGCGCCGCTCCCCCAGGATGTCCAGGTAGGATTTGATCTCGCTGATCTGGATCGACTGCACTCCAGCCTGGTTGAACAGGCGCTGCGCGGAGAGGTCTTGGAACATCAGCTTGAACTTGCGGAGTCCTGGCTTGAGCAGGACTCGCTTCTTGAGGGCCAGGGGTGTGACCCCCATGGTGGCCTGCATCTCCAGAAGCGACTTCAGGTGGGAACCCCATTCGAGTTCCCAGGCAAGGTGTTCCCTTAGTTTTTTGCGGCTTCTTCGACCAGGACAGCCTTGAAGTATTCGCGGTTTTCCGACTGGCGCTTCACCCACAGACGGAAGTCATTGTGGGCCAGCATCTCGACGGCGACGGCCTTCGAGTATTCGACCGGCTGGCGCTTGTACTTGACGTGCTCGAAGCCGACCAGGATGGTCTCGGCCATGACTTCCAGCATCAGGCGCTCGGACAGGGCTTCCGATTCCGGGGTGCCCTTCTTCAGTTCTTCCTGGTTTTCCTGGATAGCCTTGGTCAGCGCAGCGCCGTACAGGTCGTTGTTGGCGCGGGCGATCTTGAAGCGGGTCGCACCACGGTAGGTGACCCATGCACCGCCAGTTTCGAGGGCCGCGTCGGTGGCGAACTCATCGAAAATGTCGATCATTTCCAGGACGGCCGAGGCGTTCTTCTGGATGGCGACAGCGGCGTTGATCGAGGTGACGGTGGTGTTCTGGCCTTGGACTTCCATGGTGTATCTCCGGGTAGGTGAATTCGATTAGGTAATACATCTTGCTGATGCAGGGCTGCATCTTACCCCATGGAAAACAATTCCAGCAAGAAAAATAAAAAGGCCCCGGAGGGCCTTTTTAGTCAGGATGTGGGGATTACGCCACGCCCATCTTGTCGATGAAGATCGTCTTGCCGGTTGCGATGTCTTTCAGGCCGGTGAACGGGATCGAGATCATGCAGTCGCTGTCCTTCGAGCCAGCGTTGACCTTGGCGTCGCCGAACTTCATGCCTGGGATGCTGAAGGCATAGCCGTTCTTGGCGTTGTCGCTCAGGACGAAGTTCAGGCTGGTACGGACGTTGTTCAGGAACTTGTCGTACAGCGTGCCATCGGCAAGGTACACGTCCATCGAGCCGGTGACCTTCAGGGTGCCCAGGCCGATGTTGGCGTTACCACGGATGCCGATGCCGTCCTGGCCGCGCAGGGTGTTGTCGATGGACAGGTCGAGCTTCTTGATCGTGGTGCCGGTCATCGGCGAGCCACCTTCCAGCACCTGGCCGACGCCCGTGATGGCGTTCATCACGTCGAAGGTTTGCGACGAAATCGGCGAACCGCCCAGGGCCGTGACGCTCGAACGAGTGCCTTCCTTGCCCATGAATTCGATAGAGCCGGTGACGATGGCGCCGGACGACATCGACAGGTTGATCTTCGATGGGACCATGCCCTTGAACTGGAAGAACTGGTTTACGTCGAGGTGAGCACGCTCGATGGTAAACGACTTTTTGATAACGCCGTTGGTCAAGCGCGAGGTCGAGACCGTAGCGGCCTTGGCGGTGGCGTCAACGACACACGGCGTTGATGGGTCCAGGGTGATGGTGGTGGCCGTGGCAGGGGTCGAGCTGTGGGCGCGGAAGAACTTCTTGTCCATCGCATGACCCGCGCAATTGAACTGGAACCACTGGCCAAGCGAGGGGCCGTTAGCACCCGTGAACGACGAGCTTCCGGTCGGCGCGGTGCCTGCGACGATGGTGGTGGCCGTGGTGGTGGCCTGGAACGAAGTACCGACGCCATTGGTACCGTATGGTGCCCAGATGGACATCAGCGCGGCGCGCAGCAGGGTGTCGAATTCCTTGTACGACATCTCGAAGTTGACGCCGCCAGCAGCCGAAGCACCGGTCTCGATCAGGTCGGTGGTCTGGCGGTCGGACACGATCTCAGCCGACTCGGACTTGGAGATCGAGAACGACAGCGATTCGCCGGTCATACGCAGCTTGTTTGGGTTACCGGCTGGCGTGACGCCGAAGTCGGTTTCTTCGATGAGCCGCAGCTCAACGAGGTTCGATGATGCAAATTCTGGCATGTTCCATCCTTAGATAGTGGGTGTTGTATCGGAGTCTGCGAAGAAAGGAAACATGACCGTCATCGTGTGCCAGCCGCTCTGTTTCTCTGATCTACCGGGCGCTCTACCTGGTTGAGGTTGCCGGGTTTGAACCCCGCCGAACGCCTTAAATTTGAAGTGCTCGATGATCTCGCTCTGGATCACGAGTCGGTCGCGTGTGCCTGTGCCGACCTTTCCCACGAGAAAGACCACAATGTTGCCATGGTAACGCTCATCTGGATTGAAAGCAACATTCTTTTGAGTAACCTCACCCCAGTCGATGGAGAGCACCGCGAAGTTATCAGGCAGGTTGTTCAGGTCAATGTCGTCCTGGTTGTCCAGCTCGACGTGCAGGGGTCGCCCTTCTGCCTGCCATTTGGCTTCCAGAAGGCTCATGTGTTTGATGATGGCGTCTCGAATGTCTACTACGTTCATTTGAACATCTCTCGGTTGCTCCGGCCGATCTGCCGGTAGTGGGCCTGCATGTAATCTCGGGTCTTGCGAATCGGGCCGTACCCCCCGGCGTTCTGCGGTCGCAGCTTGAGCAAGCCGTCCTCGATCTTCCAGGCATAAGCGTCGTCATCGTGGACTGCGCCGTTGGCAAGCCAGAGGGTGTCACCGAGCTTGGCCTTCTCCAGCCTCCCGGCGTTGCGGCTGACCGCGTGCATGATTGCCGGGAGGTCTTCCTTCTGGAACGGGTTCTCGGTCGGGAACCTCATCTCTGGGAAGACGTGCGGTGAGAACGAACCGTCAGGGGTGTTGATGCTCAAGTTGTAGTTGGCCACCATGTCGCCTGAATACTGCGGAGTCCGGAGAGCGGCCTCACGCAGCATCACGTACATCATGTCGATGGCGATCCGCATGACTTCGGCCTCCACCTGGGCAAGCCAGGTGTCCCATTCCCTGAAGACCTGGTCGGCGTTCGTGACCTTAAACATGCCGGAGGTGCAAGGCCCAGACGTTGGCCTGGTCAAGTACCGTGACGACCTTGAACGTGCGGCCCCGCAGCGTGACGGTGTCGGCTACAGTCGGTGTAGTGTCCGATTTCAGCACCATCAGCACGCGGTCGCCCTCCTCGTATTTCGTGGAGTAGGACGACAGGTAGGTGTACTGGGACTGCCAGCGCAGGCTCAGGGCCTGTACGGTCTTGCCGGTGGCGACCTTCTTGTCGGCCAGCTTGTCGTAGACGGTCGAATTGATCGTGGCGGCGATGGCCACCGGATCAGGCAGCTCGTCCACCACAGCAACCTGGAAGCCACCAGCGGACTCGAACGTGTTGCGCACCAGGTGCCACTTCGATTTGAAGTGGATGAGTACGTGGGTCTCCTCGCCGTCCAGGAACGGGCCGGTCAGTTTCGACTGGTCACGGATGTCCTCGGTGGTCGAGAGGTAGAAGTGCAACGACTCGTAGAGCGAGGAGGACTCCTCCGGCTCCTTCATGTCCTTCATCCAGAGACGGCCGACGTGCGCTGTCACGCCGCCGACGCCGGAGATCGCCTGCTCGAACGTGGCCACCCGCGCCACACCATCGACACGGTGCAGCACGTACTTCTGCCGGAGCGGCTCGTCGCCATGGAAGTCGGCGGTGACCTGACCCACGATCCAGTATTCCCCGGCAGCGTGGATCACGCGGCGGGCCGGAATCGCGGTGCCAGGCACCATCGAGAGGATGCGCCGGTCGGCAGACAGGCTGTCCCGCGAGTTGTCGTCGTAGGGCAGGATGCGACCCTTGACCGGCCTGGTCTTGCCGGAGGCGTCCAGGATGGTCATGGTGTCGAAGACGCGGCCCACGTCCGAGAGCTTCATCATGAGGCCACCGTGGCGTCAACGGACGGCGTGGAGACGAGCATGATGGTGCGCGGGGCCGACCGGGTGTTGAGGGTCTCCAGGGCGCTCAGGGCGGCGGTGACGCGGCCCTTGTACAGCTCCCACTGGGTCTTGATGTCCTTCTTCGTGTCCTTGTAGGGATCGGCGAATCGGGAGACTTCAGCCTTGCTGTCCGAGACCGACTTCGGAGCGAACATCGACAAGCTGCCCGCGAGCTGCTTGGCGACGGTGTAGGTGGCGAACAGGCCGGTGCTGCGCAGGAGGCGCTTCTCGTCCTCGGTGCGCGTCTCCTCGGCCTTCTCGGCGATCTGCTTGTACCTGGAGGCCAGGGTCAAGCTGATGTCGTCCAGCTCCGTAGCCAGGTGATCGGCGTACAACGACAGGAGCAAGGTGTCGTCCTTCAGCTCCACGTCGTTGACGCCGAGGACTGCTCGGATGTCGTCAGGGGTGGTGAATCCGAGCAGGTACATGGGTTACTCCCCGTCCACCGCCAGTTTGCCGTTGGCGAGCTGGAACTCGATCCAGCCGGTCATCTCGGCCTTGGTCGGGCGCTCGTTGCTGAAGGTCTTCAGGGTTTCCGGGTCGGTGATTGGGTGGTCGCCGGTGGCCAGGTAGTAGCGCACGCCCACGGCCTTGCGGGCAGCAACCTGCTCGGCGGTGACGCGGGCGATGCGTTCTTCTTCGGTCTCGACGGCAGCGACAGCCACGGCGGCGGTGTCGCCCTTGGCCATGGCTTCAACAGCCTTGCGCTCGCGTTCGAGCTGCTCGGCTTCGGCCTGGGCCTGGGCTTGCGCCTGGGCGTCGGCTTCGAGTTGAGCGGCGAGATCGACGGTCGGGGCTTCTGGTTTGGCGGTCTTGGTCATGATGGGTTCCTGGTGGAAAGGTTGTTCTGTGTAAAGTCGTAGGATGCTGCAAGTGTTTCCGGGAGTCAAGTGCTGGTCGAGAAAAAGGCTCCCCGGAGGGAGCCTTCTTCAGGCCGGCTGTCGCATTACAGCGTCAGCGTCAGCACCTCGAACGATTCGTCAAACAGGCGGTAGACGATCTCGCCGTTGTCGAAGCGCATCTGGGTGGCGCGGCGCATCACCAGGGCTTCGATGGCTTCGTACTGCGCGGTCAGCGACTTGACGCGGTGGATGCCATAACGCTGATCCAGGCCCAGGATCGTGCCAGCAGGCCAGGCCGGGTTCTGCGTGATGAAGATTTTGGTGTTGAAGTCCCACGACGGGTTCATGATCGTCGGGATCGCGTCGATACGCGGCGAGTTCGGGTTGTCGTTCGTGTTGATCGGCTTCCCGGTGCGGTTCTCGATGGCCATCGCGGTATCCAGGTCGGTGATGACGTGGGTGATGCGACGCTTGTTCGAGTTCAGCGCCAGCCACTTGATCCAGGCTTTGTGCGACAGCACGCCAGCTTGGGTGATCGACGCATCGAACGAGTTGGCCTTCTTGACCTTGCCGGTGATGGTGGCCAGGGCAACCATGTCCATGTCGGTGTCGCCTTCGAGCAGCGACATGATGTACTGGTCGGCACGCTCGTTGCGCTCGGTGGCGGCTTGACGGGCAAGTGCCAGGCCGACCAAGTCCATCGAAGTTGCCTTCATGGCTTGTTCCGAGATTTCCAGGCCCAGGCCGATGGTCGGGATACGACGGCTCTGGTCGCTGGCCGTGATGGTCAGCATGGTGTTCGGCAGGGCCAGTTGGCTGGTGGTCTGCGAACGAACGCCTTCCGGACGGCTGAAGTTCAGCACGGCGCGCTCGAAGCGGTCGTGGTTGATCGAGTCATCGACCGCGATCAGTTGCTCGAAGGCGTTCGGCGTGGTTTCCAGGTCGGTCGCCAGCTTGTCTTCGATGGTGGACATCAGCGCAGCCGGGAACAGGATACGCGAGGCCGGGACGGCTTCCTTGACGATGACGCCGCCTTCCATTTTCGGACGGCCGTTCAGCACTTCGTTGACCGAAGCCGAACGGATGCCGAATTCGCGGTTGCCGCCGATGAAGATGCCTTCCGAGGCAAGGATTTGGGTGTACGCCGAAGGCTGCTCTGCGCCGGTCGGGTAGGTCGAGTTCAGGAACTGCTCCAGGGATTGACCCTGTTCAGCCGCCTGCTGGTACATGGACACGGCGATGTCGAGCTTGTGGACTGCGCCGCTTGCGTCACGATATGATGCCATTTTTCTATTGCTCCTGGTGATGTATTAGAACAGGCGTTCGATGGTGGCGAAGGAGCCAACAGCGCCGTTGCCCTTGGTGATTGCCACGACGCGCCATGCGGCTTTACCGGCTTTGGCCGCAGCCTGGTCGGTTGCCTTGCAGACTTTCGGGCCTGGGTCAGGCAGTGCGGTGCCCTTGGCGACCACGGAGCCGACGACGACCATGTCGCCCACGGCGACAGTGCCGGTGCCAGGGGTGGCTTGCAGGCCGTCGAGCACGACGGTCATGAAGCGGTTGTCGCCGCCGACGTACTGGTCGATGGAGCCGGTCGAATAGCCGTCGGTGGTCGCGGTATCGACAGCGATCACGCGGGCTTCGATTGCGTCGCCAGCAGCGGCCAGATCGTAACGGCTGTCGCCGACGAACTTGACCAGCTTGCCTGCTTCCTTATCGTTGAAACGGTCGCCAGGATTGATGCCAGCACCGAGGCGAACCGTGGTGCCTTTCGCGCCGATCAGTGGCTTCATTTGGAACTTTGCCATGTTGCTTTCCTAATAAAAGTGGATGAAGTGGTGGTGTTTAGCTGCGCTTGCGGGTGCCAGCGACAGCGTTCAGACGGGCAATCTCCAGGGAGTCCGGAGCCTGCGCACGGCTGGCATTCGTTTCTTGTGCGGCGTCAACAGCAGCAACACCACCAGCAACGAATTGGTTGCCGAAGTCCTTGGACGCAGCTTCGTGCTGTGCCAGGAGTTCGGTTGCGGACAGCGCCGACAGGTCGGTCTTGTGACCGCCGAGGGCGACGCGCATGTTGGTCAGGGAAGCACGGGCGATTTCCATCAGGCCGTTCATCGACGCCTCGAACTCGGTCACGCGAGCCTTGAGGGCAGCGGTCTCGACGCCTGCGGCGAGCAGGGCGGCGTCCTTGGTGGCGATCTGGCCTTGCAGATAGGCCGTAACGTCGGTAGGGGCGGCTGCTGGAGCAGCGGCTACACTGGGTGCAGCCGCAGCGGCTGGAGCAGCAGCCGGGGCGGCAGCAGCTTCAGCGGCAGGCGCAGCGCCGCCCGTACCTTCGGTGGTCGCTGCCGGAGCAGCGGCCTGTGCAGCAGCGGCAGCAGCCGCAGCTTCAGGGGAAGCACCCGACGCAGCGACTGGTGCGGTTGCTGCCGGAGCCGAATTGGCGCTCGCTTGGAGGGAAGCGCCGGATGCGAGAGCTGCGAGAGCCGCCACATTCAAGACTTTGCGTACCATGGGATATTTCCTCAGTTAAATTTTGTTGAATTGTGGATGACCTTAGTGTTGCTTGTCAACACTTTCTTGCAGAGCGGCAAGCACTTGATCGAACGAGGTGATCGCATCGACAAGTCCTGCTTCCTGAGCTGCCTGGCCGTAGAACTCACGGCCCTGGGCCATCTTGTTGTCGGCGGTCTGCTTGGTCGTGTCGCGCATCGACGCGACGTGCTCGATGAACACGTCGTAGTTCGCGTCCATGCCGTCCTGGAACTGCTCGCGGGAAGCGTCGGTCAGCGGCTCGAAGCGGTTGACCAGGGCCTTGTATTTGCCCGAGCGCATGACCGTGACGTTGATGCCCATGTCGGCATACATCTTCGAGTAGTCCATGTGGGTGGCGATGATGCCGATGGAGCCGACGCCCGACGACTTCGAGGAGAACACCTGGCCAGCCGCGCAGCCCAGGCAGTACGCCGCCGAGAACATGGTCTCGCCGAAGGCCACGACAGGCTTCACGTTGTCGTTGATGTGACGGATCATGTTGGCGGTATCGAACATACCTGCCACAGCGCCGCCGCCCGACTCGATGTCAAGCAGGATGCCTTTCACGCTCGGCGACTGGGCGGCGTACACCAGGGCCTCGCGGATCGCCGGGTAGGTCGAGACCTTGTCGTAGCGGTCCCACCAGCTCGTGGCGTTGGTCATCGCGCCCTTGATGTCGATGACGGCGATGCTGCCCTGCATCGAGAGCAGGTACGGGGGCGGCTCCTCCTTCTGCGCGGTGACCGAGCTGTAGCCCATGGCCGCTTCAGGAATCGGGCGCTCGTGGATCGCCATCAGGCGGGCCACCAGTGAGTGTAGGGTCGATTCCGTACCAGCCCACAGGCCGTCCGGAAGTGCCATTGCCAGCATTGCGTTCTTGTCCATCTTTACTTCTCCTTCTGAGGGTCTTTTTTGGTGTTGCCGCCTTTGACGCCTGCGCTGCCGGGGTCGGTGTTCTTGTTGAGCGCCGAACCGCCGTTGGACGAGCCGTCATTGCCGGGGTCGGTGTTTGCTGCCTTGGACTTGAACATCGTCCCGGACAGCGGTTTGTAGCCATCGGGTGGCAAGTGCCCGGTCAGCTCGATGACGCACTCGTCGTCGCCGACCATGCCCAGGGACAGCAGCTCAAGCCAGCGGGACTGCTTGGCCGACTTGAATGCCTCGACCTCGTTCTCTGGACGGAGGTCGATGGTGTCGTAGCGGAACTTGACGTACACGTCGTGGCCCAGGAGGCGCACGGCCAGCGTCAGCAGGCGGCTGTAGAACTCGTTCAGCTTGAACTGGACAGCTCCGGCTGCGGCCTTCACGAACAGCATCGACTGGGTCGAGGCCACGTTCGAGGTCGAGTCCATGCCCAGGACGGCTGGCATGGTCTTCGTGCCCGACGCCAGCTTCGAGTCCACGATGTCCTTGATGGTGGTGTACTCGTTGGCCAACGACGAGTTGCCGTTGTTCAGGTAGTCCACCTTGATGAAGTCGTACTGCACCAGGGCGTCGTCCGGCCCCAGGTCGTTGATCATCTGCTGGACGGAGGCAAGGGTCGCGTCCTGGTACTCGGTGACGCCGTTCTCCTGCTGCTGGATGTCCTCGGGGATCGACTTGAAGAACTTCTCGTAGTCGATGGTCACGACCAGGCGCGGGTGGATCGCCCGCTTGATGACGCGCTGGAGGTCGTTGATGAACGCCTCGGCGAACAGCACGGCCTTGATCGCTGGCTCCATCGGCGACGACGGGTATGCCTGGGTCAAGTCCTGGTCGAGCGACACGTAGAAGACGGCAGGGCTGTCCAGGACGATGTCTTTGCCGCCCACGGTTTGCACGGGCACCAGGTAGCCGTTCTTGTCCGGCTGCTGCTTCAGGCCCCCGGTCGAGATCGGCTGGATGCGCGACGGCAGGCGGGTCTTGTCCAGCACCAGCTCGCCGCACATCGCGCCCTCCTGGAGGATTTCCTTGGCCAGGGATTCGGAGCAGGACTGGAGCGAGGCGACGCCGTTGAAGCCCTCGGTGTAGTCGGGCAGCACGTCCAGGCGGGCGATAACCTGCTGGAGGGACTTGGTGGCTTCCGGGTTCGGCGTGCCGTCCAGGTTGTAGGCGATGGCCTTGTAGTTGCCGGTGATCGCCACCCGCAGGTAGGTGAAGACGGCGGCAGAGAACTCCGGCGAGGCGGCGACGAAGTCGCGGATCACCTTCGAGGTCGAGGCCCCGGCGCGGATCGTGTTGGTGTCGGTCGTGGCCAATCGCCGATCCGGGATCGGGATCGGAGACTGGGACATCTTGGCTGATGTGGCGTAGGACGGGTAGGCTTGCGCCTTCCCCTTGATCTTCGGCTCCGCTGGCGACGGCAGGTCGGTAGCAGCGGCCATGCTCGGTACGCCGATCTCGGCGTACTGGGACTTGCCGCTACCGAAGCCGAGGCGCGGGAGCTTGAACGGTAGTTTGAACATGTGGTAGTTTCCTGCGGGAATTTCGCCGCAGTCTACCACGGATGTTGCCTAGAATCACGGTTTCTTCTTCAGCTTAAACTTCATCACCAGGCTCCGGAGAGGTGGTGCGCTGTTGACCACGCCCATCAGCTTCGCTGCCACGGTCGCATACAGCAGGCTGTGGTGGGAGTGATCCTCGCCGGTGACCTTGCGCCAGACGAAGACCAGCTCGTCGCCGTCGTACTCGCGCACCCGCTTCTGATCCTGCATGTGGCGAATCCAGAGAGCGTCGTCCTCGTGGAGCTGCTCCTGCACCACGCCCATCTTGGCCTTGACCAGGATTTTCCCGGCACGAATCTGGCCCATGATCTGGTCGAAGCCGCGATCCCGCGAGATGTTGACCACGCGCAAGGACTGCTTGCCCTCCTCCTTGTCTTCCTCCTGGTCGCGCACCTTGTAAATCTCGGCCGCTTTCCGGTTGCGGTTGTAGATGCCCGCGAACACGCGGGAGTCCGACTGTTGCATCCGGTACACAGTCTCGGTGTAGGGGCCATGGTCAACGACGCACGACCGGACACGCCACGCCTTGGCAAGTTCCTTCCGGCGCTCGTACACCTTGAACAGCGGGATCGCCTCGCGGTGGACGACGATCAGGCGGTCGTCCGGCAGCACGGCGGCGATGGTGCAGTAGCACAGGTTGCCCATGTCCAGGCCCATGACCATCGGGTAGGTCAGGCTCACGTCGTCCGTGATCAGCAGCTTGAGCAGCTCGTCCTGGGTGAGCGAGGCTTCCTTGTCCTCCAGGGCCATGCCCAGGCGCTGGTTGTAGAAGTCTTGCAGCCGTTCGTACTTGACCGAGTCGCGCACCAGGTGCGACGGCAGGATGATGTTCGGGCACGAGAAGGGCGAGACCTTGAACCCGGCAGCGACGTACTTGTCGTTCGGGTTCTCGCACACCCAGTCGCGGTACTGCTCGGACAGGTCGGCGGGCTTGGCGCACTTCGGGCAGGCGACATAGGCGTCCTGCCAGCGGAAGGACGGGTTGGCGAAGGTGGACTTCAGGATGTCGCGGGCGATGTCGCCCTTGAAGTCCGGAATCTTGACGTGCTCGAAGTAGTCCGGCTCGAACCAGTTGTTGCAGTGCTTGCACTTGCAGAAGT